CTATTGCTGGAACATCATGCCCCGTCCGGTCAGGAGCCATGTCGCGGATATGCCGCAATCCCGAACCAGCGGGACGAGCCATCCGACCTCGAAATAGCCACGATTGCGGTCTTTACGCTGCGTATAGAAATGAGGCGGAGCTATCGAATTATCCCTGCAATATTCGGCGATACTCTTTATCAGCCGATTCTGTACGGCGACATCAAACGCCGAGAAGAACCGATCCATAATAGCCAACGTATTATCGCTGTAAACCCGTCTGCGGCTCATTTCTTCTTCCCCTTGATTAGCGTCTTTTCCTCCGATTTAAGCCGTCGTTCGACTTTCTTCATATCTTCGCCCGCAGGGAGCTGTTCGGGGACGATACCCCGGCTCAAAAGCATATTGCGAACGGCGACGTTGTTATCGACATGCTCCTTTTCTATCGCCATCTGTCCGTGCAAATTCTTCTGCTCGGCGTTTACGGAGGTCATTTCGGCGGCGAAGTCTTTCGCCTTGATACCTATCGTCGGCAGGAAGTCGGCCAGCGGGCGGGAATCGGGTGCGCCGAGTTTGCGCTTTACCAATGCTGTATCAAGATGGAACAAAGCCCTATCCCCTTTTGACCGGATAATCGCAAAACCCCGGCTATCGACGCCGCGCTCATACAGGACGCCTGACAGTCGTTTTTCGGTTTCTGCCAGCTTCGCGCGAGCCTGCACCCGTTCGTAATCGAGGATTCTCTGCTGCACCAACTCCGCTCTACGGGTCTGCACAGCGAAATAGTTTTGTGCAAATGCGATCTGCGGCTTGCGGGGATCGCCGTTCTGTGCAATCAGGTAGCAGGCATAGCGGGTCAGCATATAATCATCAATCTCGCGCTGCGCTCCTTTGGCAAGTTCGATCATTTTCCCGACGCGGGGAAAATGATCCTCGACATGCTCTCCTGCGTTTACACACGCATCCCGCGCCTTTTCTATTACATTGTAGAATTTTTCCCACTTCGAATAGCCGAGAAGCCCGCAAAGTTCTCGCGCACTCCAACATTCGATCCCCTCATACTCATTGGCGATAGATTCGAACTGCTCGAACAACTCCTTTATCTCTTCCGTTTTCATATATCCGACCTCTATTTATTATTCTTTTCTATAATCCCGATGAGCCGATCCATCTGCTCGTCTTTTTTTTCGAGCAGGGCGATGAATTTCTCCGACAGCGCATTGATCTGATTTGAATCGCCCGATACCGCGATACCGTGATCCGTCGCTACCGTATTCCCGCTACCCTCATAGAAATAACAAACACTTTTGTTGGTAACGCGGGCAATATCCTCGATCAACCCGCTTTTGACATCCTCGGATTTCAGGGCACTATGCAGGCGTTGATCCCCATTATGTCCGAGCATCCGCGCAACATCCGCAATTGTGATGCCCTCCGAGCGAAGTATGTCCTTTATCTTCTGTCCTGTCATATATGTTTGTATATCACAATGTTATTATTATTCAAACGCCAATCTCAATCTACACCAAATATTTTTCTTTGCAGAAAACAAAGAAATATGTTGGTTATCCAAACAAAAGTATTTATCTTTGCCCTTGCAATACGGGAAGATATTGACGCATCAATAAAATCCGTCGGGTGCAAATATATAAAAATAGTACCTAACAAGTGAATAATTATCGACGAAATATGAGCAGAACAGAGAAAAAATCATTTTTCGACCTCTACGCGGAGCAGAAAAAGAAGCCGACGCCCGCACAGAATTTCATCGCCGAGATCGCTGCGCTCACGCATCGTTCCGAGAACACGGTCAAGATGTGGCTCTGCGGTCGGCAAGTCCCCGACGAGCTGACGCAGAGTATCATAGCTCGTCGCTACAACCTGAATATAAACGGCCTCTTCCCAAAACCGGAGGCGCAATCCAATGAAATATGAAAGCTCTGTTGAATTGGCGATACTACGTTCTGATGGTCGTCGGTATGATCGCCGTTATCGGGACATTCTCCGTCCCCATAGACGACCAGCCGCTCGGAGCATGGCTGCTCGCCCTGATAATCCCGAAGATCATCGGATTCGGGGCTTGGTATCTCATCTTTCGGATGTGCGACTATTGGGACGCTCGCGGGCTGATTCCCGAAATGTCGAAAACGATGCAGGAGGAGGACGACACATGGGAGTAGAGGAAAGATTGGAACGTATCGAGCGGCTTCTGCTTCTCGGCTCGAAAGAGGTACTCAATACCTCGGAGATCGCCCTGTTGCTCGGCATATCCGAAAGCCGCGTGCGGCATCTGACGAGTGCAAAGAAGATTCCGCATTACAAACAGGGTAACAAAATCTATTTCAGGAAAAAGGAGATCGAAGCATGGCAGCTTCAATCCCGCGTCCCGACCGACGATGAAATCCGCAGCAGGGGCACGACCTACGCCGTAACGCATAAATAGCAGAGATATGAACGACAACCCTAATATTCAGACATCCGAAAGCCAATGCAAGCGCATACTCGCCTACTTGCTGAACGGCAGCCGGATCACGAGCCTCGAAGCATTGCGGCTCTTCGGGTGCATGAGACTCGCATCGCGCATCAGCGACCTGCGGAAAAGCCATCCCGAAATCAAGTTCAAAGCGACGAGGGTTGAGACGACGACGGGGAAAAGGGTCGCTCAATATTACATCGAGAGTATTCAGTAAACCTTCAATTCAACGCAAATGAAAACGGTAATCATTAAAGAAATCAGGCTCCTCAATTTCAAGGGATTGCGAGACCTGACGGTCGAGTTCGACCCCGCGCTCACGGAGATTTACGGGCGCAACGGCATCGGCAAGACTTCGATCTTCGACGGGTTCACATGGCTCCTGTTCGGCAAGAACAGCGAGGACAGAAAACAGTTCGGCATCAAGACCTACGACGAGGCCGGAAACATCATCCCGAAACTCCCGCACGAGGTATCGGCCGTCCTGCTGGTCGATGGCGAGGTCGTAACCCTCTGCCGTCGGTTCAATGAAAAATGGACGAAGAAACGCGGCTCGGCGGTCGAGGAGTTCGTCGGGCATGAGGAGGAACGCCTCTACAACAACGTACCCTGCTCGGTCAAGGAGTGGAACGAGAAGATCGCCGCCATCTGTCCCGAACAGGTATTCAAGTTCATCACCAATCCTCTCTATTTCACGGCGCAGTCAGTCGATACGCAACGGTCGATGCTCTTCCGCATGGCCGGAGGCATCACCGACGAGGAGATAGCCGCCGGAAATGCCGATTTTGCGGCCCTCCTTGCCTCGCTCACGGGTAAGACGATGGAGGAATACAAGAAAGAGATCGCCGCGAAGAAACGCCGTCTGAAAACCGAAATCGAGGCCATTCCCGAACGTATCGACGAACGCCGCCGCGATGTGCCGGAGGCGGAGGATTGGGCGGCCCTCGAAGAAGAACTCCGCCAAAAACAAGAGGCACTCGCAAAGGTCGAGGAACAGATTAACGACGCATCGAAAGCCTATGCCGCCGCGAATGAGGAACGGCTTGCAACGGTACGCAAAATCAGCGATCTGAAAAACGAACGGCTGGCCCTCGAACTCAAAATCAAGGACGAAGTACAGGCCCTCTACCGTTCCGACAAGGCCAAGCAGCGGGCCGCTGCCGAGGATTTGGAGCGGGCGAAGCGCGACAAAGCCGCCGCCGAGCGCGACCTCGCCAATGCCCGCCGAGAGGTAGAGGTATGCACCGATCGCCGCGCCGAGCTTATCAAGCAATGGCAATCAATCAATGCCCGCAAACTCGTATTCGATGAGAACGAGTTTATTTGCCCGACCTGCAAGCGCCGTTTCGAGATCGAGGAGATCGAGAGCCGCCAGCAGGAGATCACCGAAAACTTCAATCGCCGGAATGCCGCCGACCTCGAAGAGAACAATCGTCGCGGCAAGGAGAACAAACTCCGCATGGAGGAGGTGAATCAATATATCGGCGAAATCGAGGAAAAGATCGCCGAACAGGTATCTATCATCTCCGAAATCGAAACGAGCGGCATCCTCACGGCAAAACTCATCGAACCCGACGCCACCCCGACCATCGCGGCCAACACCGAGTATATAGCACTCGGAGAACAGATCGCAAAACTCGAAAAGGAAGTTTCGCAGCCCATAGCTGCCGCAGAGGATGATTTCTTGCGCGAGGGCCGCAATTCGCTCGTGGTCGGAATCGACGCGCTCAAATCGCGGCTGATGAAGCGCGAGCAGATCGAGAAGAACAACCAGCGCATCGCCGAACTCGAAAAATCCCTCCGGATGCAGTCGGAAGAACTCGCGCAGTTGGAGGGCATAGAGTTCACGATGGCGGCATTCTCGAAAGCCCGCACGGAGGCCATCGAAAGCAAGATCAACGGGCTGTTCGACTTCGTGAAGTTCCGCCTCTTCGAGACACAGATCAACGGAGGCGAAGTGGAAACGTGCGAAGCAATGGTGAACGGCGTGCCGTTCTCCGATGCCAATACCGCAGGGCAATTCAACGCGGGTATCGACATCATCAACGCGATATGCCGTTTCGAGGGCATTTCCGCCCCGATTTTCGCCGATGGTTCGGAGAGCGTCAATACCCTGCATCCGACACAATCGCAGGTTATCCGCCTGTTCGTATCGCTCGACGACAAGCTCGTCATCAAACACAACGGGAAACCGGCTCAACCGCAGAGCCTTTTCGACTAATAATCATTCACTTAAAATTCAACGCAATTATGAAAACCGAAGAACAGAAAAGCGCATTTATCCTCCGCGTGGAGGAGATGGTAAAAGAGATCGAAACGCTGATGCCGGAGGGGGGGCGATGAGAGGTCTTGCATCCTCCTCGTAAACGAGAAGCCGCAAGACAGCGACATGACGGCCCAATGTATAGCGATCATGGGAAGCGGCAAAAGGCTGATCGAAAGCATGGCCGCATTCATCGAACGGCCCAACATGGCAGAAGTCGTGTCTCTCGGTGCAAAACTCGCCGCTCTTAAAAAACTCGCAGAAAATTAACATTCAAAATCAACTTTACAATGAATCAAGCAATAGCAAAGCAGGATCGCCCCGTCGATCTGCTCAAAGCAACAATCAATGCTCCGTCGGTACAGGAGCAGTTCAAGAACGCCCTCGGCGAACACAAGGATACGTTCGTCGCATCGCTCATCGACCTCTATACGGGCGACCGGTCGTTGCAGACCTGTAAGCCCTCGGTAGTCATCGCCGAAGCACTCCGCGCGGCGACCCTCCGCCTGCCTCTGAACAAGGCCCTCGGTTTCGCCTACATCGTGGTTTACAACAACTCGGTAAAACAGGATGACGGCTCATGGGTCAAAGTCCCTACACCGACGTTCATCCCCGGCTACAAGGGCTATATCCAGCTCGCCATGCGAACGGGGCAGTACCGGACGATCAATGCCGATGTAGTCTATGAGGGCGAAGTCCGCAAGGTGAACAAGCTCACGGGAGAGATCGCTTTCGACGGCGAAAAGACCTCCGACAAGATCATCGGCTACTTCTGCTATTTCGAGCTGCTCAACGGCTTTTCCAAGACGCTCTATGTAACCGTCGAGGATATGGCCGCCTACGCCAAGCGGTATTCTCCCTCCGTGAAGAAAGAGACGACCGTCGCGCAGCTCATCGCCAAAGCCAACGACGGCATCATCGGCAAGAAAGTCGGATGGGAGGGCAACTTCAACGACATGGCTCTGAAAACGGTGATTCGCCGCCTGCTGTCGAAATACGGCTATCTCTCCGTCGAGATGCAGAACGCGATGGCTCACGATGTCGAGGATGAGGCCATGTCGAACCGCAACGACGCGCTCGATAATGCCGCAGCGCAGACGGTCGATCTCTCGGCAACGGAATACGAGGAGGTCGATACGGAAACGGGGGAAGTCAAGGAAACCGGATCGGAGCAGGCCGCACCCGCTCCTGCACCTGAATACTGATCTGACGGCACGGGAGTATGATCTTGAAATGTTTGGGGAGTTCATCACGGGGCAACTGCTACATCCTCGAAGCGGCCGATGGAACTTTGATCATCGAGGCGGGAATACCGATGCGCGACATCAAAAAGGGTCTCGGCTGGCAACTCGGCAAAGTGGTAGGATGCCTCGTATCTCACCGACACGAAGATCATGCAAGGTCGTTGAACGACTTTCTCACCTGCGGCATCCGCGTACTGGCTCTCGCCGATGTATTCGACGCCTCCAATCCGAGAAATCGCGTATTCTGCAAGATAATCGAACCGATGCACGGCTACAAAGTGGGAGGCTTCAAGGTCTTCGTACTGCCGGTCGTCCACGATGTGCCGTGCGTCGGGTTCGTCATCGAGCATCAGGAGATGGGACGCCTGCTTTTCATCACCGATACGATGATGCTGGAATACCGGCTGCCGAACCTGAATCACGTAATGATCGAGGCGAACTACTCCGATGCAATCTTGCAGCGCAATATCGACAGCGGGCGGATGCCTCCCGCCATGCGGGGACGGCTGCTGGGTTCGCACATGGAATTGCAGACGACGAAAGAGATTTTGCGGACGACCGATCTATCGGCGGCAAATGAGGTGATTTTACTGCATCTCTCCGACGGCAACAGCAATGCCAAAGGATTCGCCGAAGAAGTGCGGCAAATCGCCGGAAAACCAGCATATGTCGCCCGTGCAGGATTGGAGGTCAATCTCGATAAAATGCCCTACTGATATGCGACCTGTGCCAAACGATATAGTTTCAACACTGATCCGCTGTCTGCCACAGATACTCGAAAACGTGCAGATAGACAGAGGAAATATAAGGCTCGTCAATGCCGTAAGGCTGACAAAAAAGATCGTTCCACGATTAAAGAAGATCGAACGCAATGCTGATAGTAAATCAAGACCTGACCCGAAAGGAGGAAGAGGGACAGATATTCGTCGAACTCACGTCTTACCGTGATATTACGAATATCGCGGACTGCAACCGCCTCGGCTATTGGTGCGACAAAGCGCATCTGTCGCACTTCATCATGGGATGCGCGCGGTGCTTCACGCAAGAAGAATTAAAAAATATACTGAAAATGAACGGAAACAACATTTACATCGAGAAAAACAACCTACTCGATGCCTACAAGAACGGCAATGCCGATAACAAGAAGATGCTCGAAAACCTTTTCGGCAAGGAGATGTTCCGCCCGAAAAACATCATGGAGCGCATCAAGACCTTTGATGACGCATTCAAGGAGCTCGGCGAGAACCATCCGCTCGTAAAGGAATACTACAAACGGCATCTGTTCCTCGAAGACGATTCGGATATTAGCTCCGATCTCGTAGCCTACCTCAAACTCCGCATCATCACGGCAGCTCTCAACGAGGGATGGACGCCGCAGTTCGCCAAAGACGAATACCGCTACTACCCGTGGTTTTGGCTCTACACCAAAGAGGAGATCGCCAAGATGAACAAGGAGGAGCGCAAGAAATGTGTCCTGTTCGGCGGTTATGCGTGTAACGGCGCGAGTGCCGGTTTTGCGTATGCGAATTCGGATTCGGCGCCCTCGCTTACGAATGCGTCTATCGGGTCTCGCCTTTGCTTCAAATCGTCCGCGCTGGCGAAATACGCCGGAGAACAATTCGCTAAAATCTACTTTGCTTTCATAGGGAAATAGATGATGGGAGGATGGATAAAAATATATCAAACCATTCGGGAGCATTGGATCTGGGAACGGCCCCGCTATTTGAAGTGGTGGCTCGACCTGCTGATGCTCGCCGAATGGAAAGATAGCAAACGCCTTGTGAAGTCAGTCCTCGTCACCATCAAACGGGGGCAATTGATCGCATCCGTCCACTATCTCCGCGAGCGGTGGGCGTACAAAGATGACAACGGGGTGCAGCGCAAGCCGTCCGAGCATACCATCCTCAAATTTATATCTCTCCTCGAAGCAGATCAGATGATAAGCCGCGCGAAACACCCTGCCACCCGTGCAACGATGATTACGATAGTTAATTACGATGATTACCAGCATAATAGCACAGCAGGATGCAACGAGGGCAGCAACGACCCCTGCAACGACGGGTGCAACGATCCCTGCACAGAAGATAAGAATAATAAGAATATAAAAGACAATAGAGAGGGGAAAAGTGGAAAAAGCGAAAAACGCTTTTCCCCGCCCTCTATCGAGGAGGTTGATTCTTATATCAGGGAAAAGGGGTACACGGTGGATGCCGAGCGATTCGTGAACTTTTACGAGAGCAAGGGATGGTATGTCGGCAAGAACAAGATGAAAAACTGGCGCGCGGCGGTGGCAACGTGGCAAAAAGAAGACAACAAACGAAATGGGATCAATCAACAAAGATCATGTGATAAACGTCGAGGGACTGAGGCGACAGCTACTCGCCCGGAAGACTACGAGGGGAAATTTTAAGTGGTCAGTGAGCTTGAAGCAGGCAACGGACATTCTGCTGGCGGCATATCAGGCGGAGGTCGAATATCGCCACCGCAGATTCATCGAGGACGAAGCGACCAAAACCAATATCGAACGGCTGTCCGCATTCCTGATCCGCGACGATGCCAAGTTCGGGGTAATGCTCTGCGGCGTACCCGGCAATGGCAAAACGACCCTCCTGTATGCCTTTCAGTCGGCGGTGAATTGGCTCAACGACATAGGGCATTTCGAGGGCAAGCGGGCCGGCATTCGGATCGTCGATGCAAAGGAGGTAGCCATGTTCGCAAAGGATTTCGAGGCATTCCGTAACCTACGCAATATGCCGATGATCGCCATTGAGGACATGGGGCGCGAACCGATAGAGGTTCTCGACTATGGGAACGTCCTCAATCCGGTTGTCGATATGCTCGAATATCGCTACAACATGCAGCTCTTCACGTTCATCACGACCAATCTCACGAAATCGCAAATCCGCGAGAAGTACGGCAATCGCATCGCAGACCGATTCAACGAGATGCTCGAAGTCATCATTTTCAAAAATGAGACCTATCGGGATAAATGAAATTAAGGCGATTTGCCGCGAGTTTCAGGTAACGGCGATAAGATGTCGGATAATCCGAAATAATGCGGCAAATCGCAGAAAACAGCGCAAAGACACAAAATTCAACGCAATGGGGACAGAAGTAAAATTAAAACCGGAGGCAATCGAGCGACGCATCGCAGAATTGGAGGGCAAGATGCCCGACATCCAAGCCTCCAAAGAGGGAGCCGAAGCGCGGGCGACGATCCGCAGGCTGAAAGCAAAGCTCAAAACCTATCCGCAAGAACCGAAAAAGCGGATTTACAAAATCAAGGCCCGGTTCATCTTCGACGGCGTTTTCGAGATTCGCGCCCACACCCGCAAGGAGGCCGTGCAGATGGCGAAAATCGGATGCGGGATGAACATCGGAGAAATCCACACCTGCTACGGAACTGACGTAGATTGGGAATTTGACTGCAAACCGGATAAAATCGTGAAATAACCACATTCAACGCAACAAGATGAGAGAAGTTAAATTCAGAGGGAAAAGCCTGAATACCGGAATGTGGGTATATGGCGATTTGCAGCATAAAGGCAAAAGAGCATTTATCGAATACGAGGTTGATCCTGCCACCATCGGGCAGCACACCGGATTCACGGACAAGAACGCGAGAGAGGTCTATGAGGGTGATGTCCTTACCGACAAATTTGAAAGCATCGGAGTTGTCGAATGGCAAAACGGATGTTTCGTCGTGAACTTCGGGGATGTTGATGTTTTTCAAATCTCCGACTGCTTTGATGATTCATATCAGATGTGGGTCATCGGGAATATTTATGATAATCCCGAATTAAAGTAAATTATCAATCAACGCAACGGAATATGAAATATCAATTCAACGAGCAGGAACTTTTATCCCTGTTCTACGATAAAGAAAACGATATGCGGCCGGATATGGCCGCCCCATACCTCAAAAACGGGTATGTATGCGCTACCGAAGCTCATATCCTGATCCGAATCAAAGCGGAAACGCTGAACGGGAAATACAATGAAATCGAGGGCTTAAACATTGACTTTCCGGCCGATAATTGCAATTTCATTATCGGCCTGCAAGACATCAGAACTGCGATAGCAAGCATTCCCCAAGTCGAGGAAAAGGAAAAGGTCGGCAAGAATATAGAATGTGAGGAATGCAACGGAGAGGGTGAAGTTGAATGGGAATATCGAGATAGTGACGGGCATTATCATTATGAATATCACGATTGTCCCAAATGCTACGGCGATGGATATACATCGCATGTAAAATACAAAAAGACGGGGCGGATGATCCCCGACGGGGATTGCCCGATCCGAATCAGACGTATCGTCATCAAAGCCGAGTTCCTCGAAATATTGGGGGAAGCGATGGAAATCATCGGAGTAGATGAAGTCCGATGCGTTCATCAAGACCCAGCGCGACCTTGCATCTTCCGAGTCGATGATAATATCGAGATTATCATTATGCCTTGTTTGGCAGATGATAATTATCATATCGAGGGGAGGGACGCCGAATGAAACTGCTATACATCGACTTATTCTGCGGAGCAGGCGGAACCTCTACCGGCGTTGAGAATGCCCGCTATGAGGGACGGCAATGTGCAAAGGTCATCGGATGCGTAAACCATGATGCAAATGCGATTGCCTCCCATGCGGCCAACCACCCCGACGCGCTGCACTTCACGGAGGATATTCGGACGCTGGAACTCTCCCCGCTGACGGCTCATATCGCCGAAATGCGGCGGCAATATTCCGATGCGTTCGTCGTCCTGTGGGCCAGCCTCGAATGTACGAATTTCAGCAAGGCCAAAGGTGGCCAGCCCCGCGATGCCGACAGCCGGACGCTGGCCGAGCATCTGTTTCGCTACATCGAGGCTATCAACCCCGACTACATTCAGATCGAGAACGTCGAGGAATTCATGTCGTGGGGCGACCTCGACGAGAATGGCAAGCCGATCAGCAAGGATGCGGGACGGCTGTACCAGCAATGGGTGTCGAATGTCTGCGGCTACGGTTATCGGTTCGCGCATCGGATTCTCAACTCGGCCGATTACGGGGCATACACCACTCGCCGCCGATTCTTCGGCATCTTCGCCAAAGGGAGCCTCCCGATAGTGTTCCCCGAACCGACGCACAGCAAGGACGGCGCGACGGCGTTATTCGGTCAGATGCAACGCTGGAAGCCCGTGCGCGAGGTGCTGGATTTCTCGGATGAGGGCAGGAGTATTTTCGGGCGTAAAAAACCGCTCGTCGATGCGACGCTGGAACGAATTTATGCGGGCCTGATAAAGTTCGTAGCCGGAGGCAAAGAGGCGTTCTTGGTGAAATGGAACTCGATGAGTAGCACGGGAAAGTATCACGCTCCGAGCATCGACGAGCCTTGCCCGACCGTCCCGACCGTCGCAACTCAAAATCGGCTCGGCATCGCGCAGGTAAATTTCCTCTCCAAGCACTACGGAGGCAGTCCGGCGGGCAAATGCGTTTCGGTCGAAGAACCTGCGGGGACGATAACGACATGGGATCATCACTCGTTCATCACGGCATATTACGGGAACGGGCATAACCACTCCATCGACGCACCCGCGCCGACGCTGACCACAAGGGATAGGCTCGCGTTCGTGGATATGCAGTACGGGAACGGAACGCCCTGCGACATCGAAAGCCCTGCACCGACGGTCACGACCAATCCGAAGCACCAGCTCGTAACCTGCCGAATGGAGCAGCAAGAAAGCACAACCACAATAACCTCTGACGACAGTCCGGCGATGGCAAAAATCAAGCGTTTCATGGCGTTGTACGGCATCGTCGATATAAAGATGCGGATGCTCCGCATTCCCGAATTGAAGCGGATCATGGGCTTTCCCCCCGATTACGTTCTCGTCGGGACGCAGGCCGATCAAAAGAAATTCATCGGTAACGCGGTCGAGGTCAATATGGCGCGGGTTCTCTGCGAGGCCCTTTGCGCTCGATTGATTGAGGGCGATTGGCGTCCGATACAAATAGCAGCATAATACTATGGCAAAGAGAATTATAACCGCAATCCTTAATCACGACATGGATTTCCTGATTCATTTTCAGAGAAACGTGATTAAAAACTGCTCCGTAGAGGGGATTGATCCTCGTATGCTTTCGGCAATGCGGGATATTCTACACATCCTCGAAGCGGTAAAAGAAATCGGAATTTTAACAGAACTACCCAACAAAGAAAGCTAATAATCATGATTGAACCTCAAATTCTATACGGCGTTACGTGCGACCGTTGCGGGGAGACCCTCATCAATAGCAATGATAATAGTGCATGGTATGACCGCAGCACAGCGGAAGAAGAAGCATCCGAGGAGGATTGGCACTCGGTAAGCAGTCATCATTATTGCCCGAACTGCTATCGGGAAGATGACGACGGTAATCGAACTATTAAAGCACCATTTCCCTACTATGTGCAGAAAATCAACCGATTCATGAATCGGATAGCGAAATCCTGCCCATGCCGCATTGTCGAGGAAGACGATCATTTCGCTCTCCATGGAAACACACAGGATGGCAAGCAGCTCGCTCCATGCGACGAAGAATGGGTACGATCCTACGCCGCCGACAAACTACTCGGTATTCAGATGATCGACAGAGGATGCGCGAATGCCGAATATATCATCCGATTACGCAAAGAATAAAGCCATGAAAAGCAAAAAAGCACGAAGATTTATTAACGATCGGCTATCCATCGGTTCATTGACCTTTATAGCCGCAGATGTGGAATACTGCGTAACGTGCGCCGAGCAGGAGGCAGAGGAGAGAATTCGCAGGGAATTGACCCGCTGGCACGACCCGAAAGAGGAGCAACCCGAAAACAATGTATGCGTACTTATCAAGGTCGCCGACAAGTTCGGTAACAGCGCCATTTATTTGGGTTCACGAGAGGGCAACGAGTATCTGACAGACGGCGGATTTGAATTCGAGATTGATTGCAATGACGAATCATCATCGGAAATGAAAGTCATCGGCTGGCGCGAAATGATGTAACGATATGGGAATGAGAGGGACACGGGGAGGAACCCCAACCAAACCGAAACACACCGAGGAGAGCATCCAGCAGGCGTTGTATTGGAATCATCCAATTCTGACAAAACCCGCTTTCGAGATGGTCGGCTTCATCTTCTATGCGTGGGAATCCGATTATTTAGCAATCTCCAAAGCTGGATATGTATACGAGTGCGAAATCAAGATCAGCCACTCGGATTTTCTGAATGAGGCTGCCCACAAGCAGGAGAAGATGCGACTGCTGGGAGGGGAGGATATGACTGTCGCAAAGTACCACGGTTTCAACCAACTCGGCATCGAGTACGGGAAAGAACCGATGCAGAAACCGAACTACTTTTGGTATGTCTGTCCGGAGGGGATCATCTCCGAGGCCGAATGCCCGAAGTTCGCAGGGCTGATGTATATCACCGATTCGGGCACATTCCGCTGCATCAAGTCCGCTCCATGCCTCCACAAGGCCAAGTACGACACGCAGGCCGATTTGCTCCGGCGGGATATGCGGGATAAGTTCTACTATGCAATGTGGAATTGGATTCGCCGCTATTGGCGCAACATCGGCAAGGCGAAAGATATTGCCCCGCAGACCGCTGCCGCATACGAGCGGGCATTGGATAAGCAAGTCGAAGAGGTTGCCGACCTGAAATATCGGCTTTCTTCTCTGACGCAATGGCGCGACATTCAGGCCGACCCGAAATGGGGATTTGCCACCGATGACGCCATAGATGAGATATTTCGCAATCTGCCGCGTCTTGTCAAAGATAAACGAGACGGGTGCATCGAACTCATCGACTACGACAATGCCGCCGAGTGGCGCGGCGATTTAGAGCGCAAACCGAGCCTCTACCAATGGCTACCAATTAACGGAAATACACTATGAAAGACATAGAATTATTCAACGATCATTTTCAAAATTTCAAGGCATACGGCATCCCCAAAGCGCAGCTTATCATCGCCGATGTGCCGTATAACCTCGGTGCGAATGCCTATGCCAGCAATCCGGCATGGTATGTTGATGGCGACAATAAGAACGGTGAGAGCGCACTCGCAGGCAAGCAGTTTTTCGACACCGACAAGGATTTCCGGCCTGCGGAGTTCATGCACTTTTGTAGTCAGATGCTTCGCAAGGATAAGCCTATAAAAGAGGAGAAATCCGAGGGGGGGGGAAGATCGAAAGGAGGTGCGGCCTGTATGATCCTTTTCTGTCCTTTCGAGCAGATACACTATTATATCGAACTCGGACAACGATATGGGCTGAAACGCTACATCCCGCTCGTATTCCGCAAGGATTTCTCCGCGCAGGTACTCAAAGCCAACATGAAAGTCGTCGGCAACTGCGAATACGGATTGATTCTCTACCGCGACCGCCTGCCGAAATTCAACAATGACGGGAGGATGATATTCAACTGCTTCGATTGGGTACGCGATACAGATACGCCGAAGATCCACCCGACGCAGAAACCCGTTCCCCTACTGGAACGCCTGATCGAGATATTCACCGACAAAGGGGATGTAGTCATCGACCCGTGCGCAGGAAGCGGAACAACCCTGCTCGCGGCTGCTAATATGGGCCGAAAAGCATACGGATTCGAGATCAAAAAGGATTTCTGTGCCGAGGCAAGAGTAAAGGTATTACCAAGAATTTCAAAATCGCTATTCGTATGAAAAAGATTTTGGATGCTTGCTGCGGCAGTCGGATGTGCTGGTTCGACAAAGACAACCCCGATACGGTCTTCATGGACTGCCGCAGCGAGGAACATACCCTTTGCGATGGGCGCAGATTGGAGATCAGGCCCGATGTCGTCGGGTACTTCCGCAAGATGCCGTTTCCCGATAATTCGTTCTATCTCGTTCTGTTCGATCCTCCGCATCTGAATAACCTCGGCGAATCGTCATGGCTGGCGAAAAAATACGGTCGCCTCCTCCCCTCATGGGAGGATGACATTCGGCAAGGATTCGAAGAATGTATGCGTGTTCTCAAACCGACCGGAACGCTCATCTTCAAATGGAATGAGCAGCAGATACCCACCGCGCGGATCATCGAGATCATCGGACAAAAGCCCCTATTTGGGCATACGTCCGGCAAAGGCGGCAAAACGATATGGATGTGTTTCTTAAAAAACGAGAAATCGGATGAAACGCACCTATGAGATTCAGGTCTGCATCCCGTCCGGCTGTCGGCTGGTTGGATGCAAGACTGACGGAGATATTGCCGTCGTAATCTTTGAAGATGTCAGCGGCCCCGAAATCCGGCAAATCGGATTCATCCGAGAGTCTACGGGAGAGATCGAAGATGAAGATAATGAATAACTCACAAAACGAATAAAACATGACGAGACCCTGCAAATGCGGCGAATGCGCCTTTTTCAAGAATGAAGATGCAAACGGCTACGGACATTGCATCATCACTCTGAATCAATACCAATGCGACGACCTCTGCAAATTCAAAGAGGATCATATGTCGGACGTGGAAACCCTACGAGCACTACATCATTACCAAAAATGGAGGCGCGGCGGGAACGGGAGGCCGCCGCATCCCTTTGTCATCGGTCAAACGATAGACAATGCGATCCGCACTTTGCGCCGCATCACCAAAGATACCCCTAAATTTTAACCCAAAACATCTATCATCATGTGGTTTACAACAAAAGTTCGTTATGAAAAGACGAGAGAAAACGGTTCTCTGAAAGCCATCTCGGAGCCGTATTTGGTCGATGCCCTCTCATTCACGGAGGCAGAGGCCCGCATCACCAACGAGATGATGCCCTATACGTCGGGAGCATTCTCGGTATCGGCCGTGAAGCGCAGCAACATCTCGGAAATCTTTTGGGATGAGAACGGCGATCACTTCTACAAGGCCAAGATCAACCTCATCACGCTCGACGAAAATACGGGCGCAGAGCGCAAGAAAGCGATCTATATCCTCGTACAGGCATCCGACCTGAATCAAGCCGCCAAGAACCTCGCCGAGGGTATGAGAGGTACAGTATCGGATTATGAGGTCGCCTCCATCGTCAAGACCCCGATTGTCGATGCCTATAAAATCGCCGAGAAATGAACGCGCGGCAATTCTTCGACAAAGTAGCTCTCATGCGGAAGCTGCAAAAGGAGTATTTCCGCACTCGGTCGAAAACAGCGCTCAATCAGAGCAAGGCGGTCGAGCGGGAAGTCGATGCCGAGATCGCGCGGGTGCATGACGCGCTCGGCACTCCGGCGACCAAGCAACCCGAACAACGAAATATATTCGAGGAGGACGCATCATGGTAGGGCTGGCAGAGGTATTCATGGATTTGGAGCGGGTCATAAAATCTCTGCTTTCATGGGAATATCAACGCCCACGATGCGGATGGGGCTATATCGAAACCCGCCGCCCCTGCAAAGGTTATCCAAAGAGGCCGTTTTGGCAGCGAATACGCTCAAATCCGATGCGACGTAATTACCATTAAGGCCGACGGCAGATAATGCAAAATACCCGCATTTCTGCGCGAAACAGCATAATGAATTAAAAATCACAAATACCTAAAATGAAACGAATAGAATTTGGTGCAGGACAAGGGCTTGATGCGGCATATCAGGACTTGCAAAAGAACGCTCCGTGTTACGGAGAGTTCAACGGTCGCACCCTATACTCGACCGATAGCCTCGATGATATTTATATCAAGATTACGAGAAAAACAAAGCAGGAATTTGATGAATATCTCCGCCAAGAACGGGAAGACTACGAAAGGAAAGAGGCCGAATTTAAGGCCTGTATTCCCAAATTGACAGAGGAATATCGGGAACGTGCAAGAGGCATCATCCCGCAGGAACATTTGGAGTTTTGGAATAAGATCGTCCCTATCCGATTGCAAGACCTGTATCATGGGATGGAACTCGATTGCTGGCTCGACCTGATTGCCGTTCTCAATGATGAGAGTAAAAGCAAGGAAGATCGGATGAAAGAGGGGTTGCAAATGTTCATCAATCAAGGGCATAGCGGCATGAGTGCAGGGCTGGTATTATCCGGTCTTTGCAGATTTCACGCTCTTGGTCGAGAACTGGCCGAATACATTCAAAACAATTAGCGGAAAGCAAAGCCTATGAATTACAATCACGATATAGCTCATTGCAGCGGCTACCTATGTCTGTTGAGCGACCAATGCCGGAGGTACTATCTCTTCCGCGAATGGGAACAGCGCAAATTGCCGCCCGCCCCTTTCACGGGGGCATGTTATGACCTCGAAACAAAAACCTGTCCGTGTTGCCCTTGATTACCTCAAAACAAAACCCTGTCCGTGTTCCCTGCCGATGACGGACGAAGAATATCAGAACGTAGAAATGAAAAAGAAGAAAATCGTCATCACCTTGTCGCGGGTATTCCCGACGACGCATAGCCGGAAAGGCCAGCCGACCGGCTTCAAGGAGAAGCTCGCATCCGGCCGTAAGCTGCACACCATCCGAGGCAACTACGATCAATGGGCCGCCATCGCGGAAAAGATGCAACGGGGCGGCTATTGCCTCTCGATCCGCCAATGGTCGGGGCGCCCGTACAACTCGCCGCAGGTAGAGATTGCCAGCCTCGACCAGCCTATCGGCATCCAGCGGATAGAGCTGCATTATCATAGCGAAAACGATACGATCACGGCCCGCATCGACGGTCGGGAATGGATCGACGCGGACTGCTATGAAATCGCCAAAAACGACGGACTGAATACAACCGACTTCAAAGAGTGGTTTTTCGGCCGACACCCGAAAGGGGATAAAGTTTTTCACGGCGTCATCATCCATTTCACGGATTTTCGGTATTGATATGAGGCATCAGGAAAGCATCATCCAGCAGACCTGCGTCCGTTGGTTCCGAATGAAATACCCGCAGCTCGCCTTGCTCCTCTTCGCCGTCCCGAACGGCGGGGCACGGCTTCGATCCGAGGCGGCGATCATGAAAGCCGAGGGAACGATGAAAGGCGTCGCCGACCTCCTGCTCCTGTTCCCGGCAAAGCGGTTTCACGGCTTATGTATTGAGATGAAGACCCCGACGGGCCGACAGCAGCCATCGCAAAAGGCATGGCAGGAGCGAGCGGAATGGGCCGGATACAAGTATGTCATCTGCCGCTCTTTTGACGAATTCATGGCCGAAATCGACGCTTATTTGAAGTAAACTTCATTTTTTCGCCCTAATAACTACCTATTAGGTACTATTTTTATACCTTTGTGGTATCTATCTTAAAAATGAACAGTTATGAGTAAAGAGAACAAGCCTCTGAAAGCCATCGACGCCGATTTCGTCTCGCTGGAATTGGATCGGTTGGAGCTGAACGAGGGTCAGCTCGACGGCCTCCCCGCGAATCCCCGCGAGATATTGGAGACGAAACTCGACCTCCTGAAAAAGGATATTCAGGCATACCCCGAACTGATGAAATACCGTATGCTGCTGGTATATCCGCTCGACAACGGCAAGTATATCATCATCGGCGGCAATATGCGCTATCGAGCCATGCTCGACCTCGGCTACAAGGATGCCCCGTGCGTCATCATCCCGAAAGAAACCTCCATCGAAAAACTGAAAGCCTACACGATTCTCGATAACTCCGGCTTCGGTCGGTGGGAGTGGTCGATGCTGGCGAACGAATGGGACGCCGATGCTTTGGCCGCATGGGGCCTTGATCTGCCGATGAATGAAAGCGAGATCGACGTAGATAGCTTTTTCGACAAGCTTGACAAGGAGGCCGAGAAAGACAAGGGCGAGAAGATCACCGTCTCGATTCCCGATGAGTATGCCGACCAAAAGGAGGAGATCAAATCCCGTATCGAGGCAACGCTCATGGGCGAGTTCGAGGGCATCAAGATCAAGTGATGAAAATCCATCTCGCAGGCAACAATCCCTATCCGGGCATAATCCTGATCCGCTTGTATGAGAGCTGGATCGGCGAGCGTCTCGGAAAATTCGGGGGGGGGTATTTAACGACCTGTATTTCAGGATATTTGAATAGAATACCTCTTAAAGAGATTAACAAGGATGCTATGAGGATATTTCTTGCCGGAGGAATTTCAGGCAACCTCCGCGAATTTTGGCAAAAGGTTATGAAAGTTTACTGTGCATCGCCCAACAGCCGCAAAGAAGTCATCGAAGCGATGAACAGCTTTCTCGCGGGCGACAAGGACAAAATAATGCGGGAATCCATCTACGGAGCGGACTTCTTCGTCGGGGACGGGGATAGCACCCTATCAGGTATCAATGTCCTCGAAAGCTACTATTACCTGCGGAAGAACGAGGATTTCATGCCTCTCGTCAGGCATTTCGGGTCATTTCTGCTCGATAGCGGGGCATATACATTCATGGCCGGTTCCCATAAGGGCGGATGTGATTGGGATGCCTATGTATCGGAGTATGCCGACTTCATCAACCGCTTCGATGTAAAACTCTTTTTCGAGTTGGATATTGACAGCGTCGTCGGGCTGGCGGAGGTCGAGCGGTTGCGGCACAAACTCGAAAGGATGACGGGCAAGAAGCCCATCCCCGTATGGCACAAGAACCGAGGCAAGGAGTATTTCGTCAAGATGTGCGAGGAATACCCCTATGTCGCCATCGGAGGCATCGTAACGAAAGAAATTCCCCGCAAAGTCTATGAGACGGCGTTTCCGTGGTTCATCAACACCGCCCACAAGCACAAGGCGAAGATTCACGGGCTGGGATACACCACCGTCGCCAACCTGCAAAAGTATCGGTTCGATTCGGTCGATAGCACCGCATGGCTCTACGGCAATCGCGGCGGCTACATCTGCAAGTTCAACCCGCGCACCGGATTGATGGAGCAGATGAGCAAAGAGGGATGCAGGCTCAAATCGAGAGAGGGCGCGGTAAACAACTTCAACGAGTGGGTCAAGTTCAGCCGATACGCCGAAAAATTCCTGTAATTCCGATTCTTACTTAAAAAGCAACAAGGATATGAAAGATTCTGTCATCATCGTATCGGGAGGCATGGATAGCATCACCCTCCTGCATGAAAAGGCCGAGGAAATCGCATTGGCCGTAACGTTCGACTACGGGAGCAACCACAACAAGCGCGAGGCCGAATGCGCCGCGCGGCATTGCCAGCAGCTCGGCATCGAACACATCATCATCCCGCTCGCATTCATCGGTCAGTATTTCAAGTCCTCGCTTTTGGAGGGCGCGGACGCCGTGCCGGATGGCCACTATGAGGCCGAAAACATGAAATCGACCGTCGTGCCGTTCCGCAATGGCATCATGCTTTCTGTGGCCTGCGGGCTTGCCGAAAGCAGAAAGTTGAGCAAGGTACTCATCGCCAATCATCACGGCGACCATGCGATCTATCCCGATTGCCGCGCGGGATTCGTGCATTCCATGTCGGAGGCCATGCGGCACGGCACCTACATCGGGGTACAGATCGACGCGCCCTATACGGGCATCAGCAAGGCCGACATCGCCCGCATCGGCAAACGGCTCGGTCTCGACTATTCCACGACCTACTCCTGCTACAAGGGCGGCGAAAAGCATTGCGGCAAGTGCGGGACATGTGTCGAGCGCAAAGAAGCCCTCCGAGATGCCGGAATCGAAGATACGACGGAGTATGAAACGGAATGACGCCAATCTCATCACGCTGAATGTCGTGTTTGTCGTGTGCCTGATCGTGGCGAACGTCGTTACGAGCAAGGTGCTCGATACCGGCATACATATCGGCGGGGTTCCCGTCCTCATTCCGGGCGCGGCTTTGACCTACGCCCTGACATTCCTCTGTACGGACGTTATCGGTGAAATATGGGGCAAGAAAGAGGCGAACAAGGCCGTTATCAGGGGTTTTGCCGCCCAGCTTATCGCCCTCGCCCTGATTATCCTGACGATGTATCTGCCAGCCTACGACGAGGAGATGCAACGTGCCTACCGGATGTTGCTCGGTCAGACGCCGATATTCGTATTCGGGTCGCTGGTCGCCTATCTATGCTCCCAAAGTTGGGACGTATGGATATTCCACAAGATACGGGGACGATTCTGCGGCAATCCCAAACGGCGGTGGATATGGAACAACGCATCGACCCTGACCTCGCAGATCATCGACACGGCGATTTATATCTCAATCGCATTCGGCATCGGTCTCGGATGGTTCATGCAGGAGGGCGGCATGATGCTCGTCCTCGGCATGGTCATCGGGCAATACCTGCTCAAAGCGGGGTTGGCTCTATGCGACACGCCGTTTTTCTACCTCTTAACTCGCAAATATCAAGAAGAATAGCAATGTATTACGTTTCCAAACGAATGGAGATCGCGGGAAGCCACCGGCTGACCCTCTCCTACAAAAGCCAATGCCAGCAGTTACACGGCCACAACTGGGTCGTAACGGTATTCTGCAAGGCGCGAAAACTGAATGCCGACGGAATGGTCTGTGATTTCAAGCGGATCAAGGACAAGATTCACGGCTACCTCGATCACGGTAACTTCAACAAGCTGCTGCCGTTCAATCCGACGGCCGAGAACATCGCCCGATGGATCGTAGAGCAGATTCCCGAATGCTACAAGGCGACGGTGCAGGAGAGCGATGGCAACGTCGCAATCTATGTCGCAGACAGCAGTAAAGACGAGGAGGGCGCATTATGAGGGTAAACGAAATTTTCTACTCGATTCAGGGCGAGGGCCGCTATACCGGCACTCCGGCGGTCTTCATTCGCCTTGCAGGATGCAATCTTCGCTGCGATTTCTGCGATACGGAGCACCAGCCCTACCAAGACCTCACCGAAGAGGAGATCATGCGGCAAATCGCCGATTTTCCGGCCTCGCACGTCGTGATTACAGGAGGAGAACCGATGTTGCAGATCACACAATCGCTGATCCATCGACTACGCAACGGAGCGGGCAAATTCGTACAGGTGGAAACCAACGGCACGATCCCGATCAAATGCTATCTCCCCGTCGATTGGATCACCTGCTCGCCGAAATTCGACTTTTGCCCTCATGCCGAGCTGCGGCTCCAACGCATCGACGAGCTGAAAGTCGTATATCAAGGTCAGGATATGACGGCATACGACGGCATCGAGGCCAAAGAGTACTACTTGCAGCCCTGCGATTTCAAGGACGAGGCGCGGAACGCGGAAAACCTCACGGCAACCATCAACTACATCAAATCACACCCGAAATGGAAGCTATCACTCCAAACGCAGAAGATATTATCGGTGCGCTGAAAACGCTCATCCGCGCCATCGGCGAAGACCCCGACCGCGAGGGCCTGATCGGTACTCCCGACCGCATTATGCGGATGTGGAAAGAGATATTCCGAGGCTACGATCCGGCGCAGAAGCCGAAGATCACCACGTTCGCCAATGAGGAGGGCATGTCGGATATTGTGTTCGACTGCGGCGACTACTATTCGATGTGCGAGCATCATATCCTGCCGTTCTTCGGCCGGTATTACTTCGCCTACATTCCCAGCCCGAAAGGGCGTATCCTCGGCATCAGCAAAGTCGCCCGCGTGGTCGGCTATTGCGCCGCCCGCTTGCAGTTGCAGGAGCGGCTGGCGCGGGACATTGTGCAGATGCTTTCCGAGGCTCTGAATAACGAGGCTCTCGGCTTCGCTATCGTGATGAAAGGGCAACACCTGTGCAAGACGATGCGAGGAGTGCGGAACGACGGCAAGATGTCCGTAGCGCATTTTACGGGCGTCTTCAACCTAAACTCCGATCTACGCAAGGAATTTTACAAACTCATAGACCTGAACAGCAATGGCTAAATACAATGCGGCCAAAATCGAGGAGTGCGAGGCATGGGTAGCCGTTCACGGCCTGATCGACTACGGCGGAGCGAAGCTGAAAGAGTTTGTCCGCGAGATGGGGATCGACGAAAAGACCTACCGCCTGTGGATGAAAGGCAAGCCGCAGTTCAAAGAGGCCATCGAGCGGGCAAAGGAGGTTTTCAAACAGAACCTCACCCACGATCTCGCCATCTCGCTATCCAAAGCCGCCAAAGGGTATGAGCATGAGGAAACCGAGCAGGAGTTCCGCGTCGGAGCGGACGGACAGCCGACCCCGTTCAAGATGAAGAGGAAGAAAATCCATGTGCAACCGAATATCGGAGCCGCGATTTTCCTCCTGACGAATCTCGATCCCGAACACTATCAGAACAGGCAGCGCAACGATATAATGCTCAAAAAGGACGACGAAAAACCGATGACACTCGATGAAATCAATGCAGAAATCGCACGACTTGAAAAGTTTGAGGATAAGGCGGATAAATAATGAGATCATCTACAATCGAGGTACGCGAACAGTTGATGAGGTTGAAGCGCGAGAAATTGAAACTCGAAGCTCCGACCTCCTTTTCGCGTTTCCTCGGTTATAGTAATCCAAAATACGAATTAGAGTGGTTCCATAAGCTCATCGCGGATCATTGCCAAATGCTGTTGGAGGGCAAGATCAAGAACCTGATGGTTTTCATGCCCCCGCAGCACGGAAAATCGGAAATCATCTCCCGCAATTTCCCCGCATGGGCACTCGGACAAAACCCCGACCTGAAAATTGTCGGCTGTTCCTACTCCTCCGATCTCGCGCAACAATTTTCGCGCTCAATTCAGAGGACGATAGACAGCAAGGAGTATCAGGCAATATTTCCCGCTACCTACCTCAATGGCTCGAATACCCGTATGGATGCACGGGGCTATTTGAGAAATATTGACCTTTTCGAAATGGTCGGCCATCGGGGGTTTTACAAAGCGGTCGGCGTAGGAGGTTCTTTGACAGGTACACCCGTCGATATTGCGATCATCGACGACCCGGTAAAGGATGCGAACGAGGCGAACTCCATCACTTACCGACAGCGGGTGTGGGATTGGTACAACACCGTCCTTTCGACCCGTCTGCACAATAATTCGCGGCAGCTCTTCATCATGACGCGATGGCATGAGGACGACCTCGCCGGGCGCATCCTCAAAGCCGAGCCGCAGGAGTGGACGGTACTCGCCATCCCTGCGATCTGCGAGCAGGAATACGACGGAGGATTGAGCGAACGGCATATCGGCGACGCATTGTGGCCGTCACGCCACTCCATCGAGAAGTTGCAGAAGCAGAAAGCCCGCGCCCCGCGTGAGTTCAATGCCCTGTATCAGCAGCACCCGACCATCGAGGGCGGCAATATCGTGAAAAGGGACTGGTTCCGCACGATTTCGCTTGTCGAGTTCCGGTCGCTGCGATTCAACGAGCCAATACACTTCTACCTCGATACGGCCTATAACAAGAAGAAAAAGGGCCAAGATAATGACCCCAGCGGCGTATTGGCGGCCTGCCGGATCAGGAATTACATCTATCTGATCGACGCGCAGAAAGTGTATAAGGAGATGCCCGACCTATTGCGGTTCCTGCCTCAATACATCGCGGCACATGACGGCAATTCCGAGAGCAAGCTCCATGTCGAGCCGAAAGCCAACGGCGAGAGTGTGGTGCAGATGCTTCAAGAAATTTCGACCCTCAATGTCAAGCGGACGCCCACACCGACCGATGACAAGGAGGTGCGATTACGGGCCGTTTCGCCGCGCGTGGAGTGCGGGCGGGTATTCATCGTCGAGGGGTCATGGAACGATGATTTTCTCGATGAAGTATGCGGATTTCCGAGCCAGCCGCACGATGAGTTCGTCGATATTCTCGGATATGCGATCAACGACCTGTATAACGAGGATGATGATATAGATTACGACATATTGAGCAAGTCGAGTTTAGGGATGTAAACCAAAAATTTAAGGATATGATGCTATTTGATTTGTTTCGCAATTATCTCAATGCTCTTGTAGGACGAAATCAAGAGTTTGAGAAGCTGTTGGCCGCCAAAGATATTTCGGCGGTCAAGGAGCGCATGGACAACCGTATGGATATGGCGATTGCCGCGCTCAAAGAGTATGAAGTGACCTCCCATGAAATTATGAAGCGGGAGGACAAGATCATCACCGACAAAAAGGGGAATTTCATCCGGTTCGAGCCGGTATGGAAGCTGCCGATCCCCTATCAGGTTTACATCAATGAAATCGCCCTCGTATTCCTCTACGGCCGTCCGGTGAAATGGACGCAGCAATCCACCGGGACAGATCGGGCGTTCCAAAAATTTCAGGATGTCATCGAGCGCACTCACTTCAACAGCAAACTCCGCCAATGCAAGCGCATCGCCGGATCAGAGACCGAAAGTGCAATGCTTTTCCGCGTTTTCCGCGATGCAAACGACGCGCCGGATGTTCAGATTCGAGTGCTTGCCAAAAGCAAGGGAGATGAGATTTACACGCGATGGGATCAATACGAAAACCTGATCTCCATAGCTTGGGGCTACTATGTGCGGGAACAGGAAAACAGCCTCGTCTATCATTTCGACATCTATACCCCGAATATCATCTACCGATGCACGCGGAAGAGCATCGGATGGGAGGTTGTCGAGGAGGTGAATTTCATCGGCAAGATTCCGCTCATCCTCTTCCAGCAGGACAAGGAATGGAACGGCGTCGAAACGCTTATCCATCGTGAGGAGCTGATCGGCTCACGCACCGCCGATACAAACGACTATTTCGCCGATCCTATCGCCATCATGGCCGCCGACCTTATCAAGAACCTGCCGGAGAAGAAAGAGGCAGCGAAACTGCTCGTGACGAACGATTCCGAGGGCGTGGACAAGGCGGCGAAATACCTGACATGGGATAGTGCGCCGGAAAGCAAGAAACAGGAGATCGAATGGTTGCAGAATCATATCCTTTCCAAGTCGTTCACCCCGAATATCTCGCTCGACACGCTGAAATCGTTGAGCAATCTGTCGGGAAAGGCCCTGCGGACGGTGATGTTGCTTGCCGACATCAAGGCGGCCAAGCACAAGGAAACCCACGACGAGCTGTTATCCCGCACCTCTTCGCTCATCACGGCGATCATCGGGAATGTCCTCGATGCACATCTCAAATCGGAATGCGACAACCTGAAAATCGGGCATGAGTTCCAAGAGCCGTTCGGGGACGACATCGCGGAAGCCCTCGAAAATATCATCAAGAGCCTCGACGGTGGCATCATGGCGACCGAAACCGGCGTAGAACTGAACCCGCTCGTCAAGGACAAGAAGCTCGAAATGGAGCGTCTGAAAGCCGAAGAGGAGGAGCGGGCGCAGAAGCAGCAGTCGATCTTCGGCGACATCGAAGGTGGCGGGCCTCAATCCGCCACAGACGGCTCGGATGATGATTCCGACGATGCAGAATCCGGAGAAGATGATGATCCGAAGAAAAAGCAGCAGAAATAAGTAACCGATGGCAAAAAAAGCATATTCGCCCGACCCGAAAGCGGAAACCATCAAGCGCATCCAGCGCACGGAGGCTTACGCCGAGAAAGTGAGGCAGCTATTCGCCGCAACGGTGAATGAAATCCTCGCTCTCAATAAGTCCGTGCCGACGCTGGACGAGGGCGTCATGTACTCTTTCGACGGGGATAATATGCGAATCCAAAAGAAAGTCGAGGCATTGCTCCGGCAACTGCATTCGACGACTACGACAGCTATCAAAAAGGGGATCACGCTCGAATGGGAAAAGGCCAACGACGCATGCGATAAACTCATTTCCTCATGTTTTGGGAAAGAGGTATTATCCAGTCCGGAGTTCAGCGCATGGAACAACCGCAATATGGCGGCGATGAATGCTTTCGCCAACCGAACGGAGAACGGCCTCAATCTCTCAAAACGGATATGGCAGTCGGTTCAGCAGCTCCGCGATGAAATGGAGATCGCCATGACCGTCGCCATCGGCGAGGGAGATTCGGCGCAATCCATATCCCGCAAAGTCCGGCAATACCTGAACGACCCCGACCTGATGTTCCGCCGTTTCCGCTTCAAGAAAGGCGAAGACGAGCAGGGCAAGCCTATCTACGGGCGGAAGTGGAAAAAGCGCATCAAGGACGAGAAAACGGGCAAATACCGATGGATCGACTACGACCGCAGCGACTACAAAACCGGATCGGGCGTTTACAAATCCTCGGCCAAGAATGCCATGCGCGTTGCAAGGTCGGAGACGAACATCGCCTACCGCCGTGCCGACAATGAGCGGTGGCAGCAGATGGATTTCGTTCTCGGCCAGCGCATCCAGCTATCGAAGAACCACCCCCGACCGGATATTTGCGATAAACTTCAAGGCGACTACCCAAAGGATTTCGTATTCGACGGATGGCATGCCCAATGTTTCTGCTTTGCAACGCCTATTTTGATGGACGAGGAGGAGATGGCGAAAGTTACGGCGGCATTCCTCAAAGGCGAGAAATACACCCCGCGAGGCAAGCAGATCACCGAATATCCGGCAAATTTCAAGCATTGGGTGCGAGACAACAAGGAGAATATCCTTGCATCCCGCAGTAGAGGCACGGAACCCTACTTTATTCGCAATAACTCTGCGGCGATTGATGAGATACTCAATCCGAAACCGAAAGAGCTTACAATCGCAGAAAAGGCGGCATTACGCCATGAGGCCCGAACGCCCGAACAGGAGGCGGCAATCCGTAATGCGTGGGCCGAACGGCAGAAGAAGCACCAGCAAATCAAGACGACGGCAAACAACATCGCCAAAGTCGCCGGGGATTATGGCGAGGTCGATTATTCCGCCCTGCAAAAGTACATCGACGCAGGCGATCTATCGGCCATGCAGACCGAGACCAAGAAAGTCGCGCAGGCCATCCTCGCCGCCAAGAAAGCGGAGCAGGCTCTCGCCGACATTATCCCCAATGTTCACTCGTGGCATCAGCAATTCACGATGGCAGAACTGCAAGGGGTATATGATGCCGTCAAATCGAAGATCGAGGGTTGGTCGGGTCTATCCCTCGAACAGCAGGCGAAAAAGCTGCATTTCGAGGCTTATGACTTCCTCGGCGGCAATATGAAAGGTGTTCAACAGAAGTATGCGACATGGAAGGTATCGCAGGAGGCGTACATCAAAAAATTGGATGCAGTCAATTACAAGATAGCGATCAAGCAGGCAACCGAAGAACTCGACGCCGTTAAACAATGGTCGGCAGAACATCCGAAGAGCCTCAATGTTGCAAAACTCCTCTCCGATGCAGAGCAGGCAGTCAATAGCAATGCCGAATTGTCGATTATCAAGTCCAAAACCTCACTCGCCGTCGCAGAATATCAAAAACGATTGGCGGAACAGGCTCGGCGCGATGCGAAGAAAGGCGCAACGATGAAAGCCTCTACCCTGCCGAGTATCAGCAAGGAGGAAATAGATAGGCTTCTCGCCTTGTACGAATCAGAAATGGTCGATGATGCAGATAACCGGCTGCGTCAATACACGGAACGGATTTGGGCGACGCTGACAAAGGAAGAGCGGATCATATTGACGAAATATACGCAGACTTACAGCTACCTAAATGAACCTCTGCGCGGTATATCGTATTATGGAGCGCGTGCCCGCGAAGAGTTCGAGCACGATCTGCCGATATTGACGAGAGCGATTGAAAAATTCGCCATGCCTCAAAATACGGTCGTAAGACGAGGCGTAAGCAATTTCACGATTGATTCTCTCGGATACGACCTCGGAAACCTGAAAAAAGGCGATGTTTTTGTCGATAAAGGATTCCTATCTACCGCCGTGCATCGGCATAAAGGTTTCTCCGAATCGTACAACTTGGTTATCGTAGTCCCCAAAGGGGCCAAAGGCGTATATGCGGAGCCTTTTTCCCACTACACGGATTATCACAAATTCGATTATGACGATGGCGTGATATGGGACGGAAAATCTGTCGAAAAGATCAACTCCGAAATGGAATGGATCGGGCAACGAGGCTGTCAATTCAAAGTCCTCAAAAAACAAGGAAAGACGATCTATTTGCAGATGATCGGACAGTTGCAATGATAAAGGGAGCGTTTATTGCGCTCCCTTAACCGTAATACTGCTTATAAAATTTCTTGAACGGTTCGACGCAATCTGCCAACGAGGACATATTGCCTTGTGCATACCGATTGAAAAGGAGCGATTTCAAAGTAATCGGCACTCCATCGGCATTCTCAAAATCCGATAACCCGACCGCGACATATTCATCGAGATTTCGACTTTCAGAGACATTCGCATCGCCTCTTGCGATGACCGCCATAGTATCGTGAATCCATGCCCGCTCGTACATCCAAAGCATTGCCTTGTTTTGTTCCTTGCCCTCGTATGGGTTCTTCCGCTCGCCTTTATAATAGCGGCAATATTGCAATAAATCAGATTCTTTCATCGGTAGATTGCATTAAATTTCCGAATGACGTTCTGCATATCTTCCGGCAAATAGCCCATCGCGGTCTGAATCATTGCAGGATCAACCACGAAATAAGCCTCGGCAAGTGATCCGACGATGGCTCCGAGCGTATCGCTGTCGCCGCCGTAGAGAATGGCCTTGCGGATTGCATCCTCGAAAGACCGGCTCTCTTTGACGATATGAAAGGCCAGCGGGACGCATCCCTGACAGGTCTCATCGAATTTGCCGCAAGGCGGGAGATGGCTTTCCCAATCCTCGCCGTAATACTGACACATCACGCTTTCGCATATCTCCATCGTATTATTCCAAAATTGATTTTTTAGATAATAGATCACAAGAGCCGTTACCATCGCTCCGATAATTCCCTCCGTATGGTCGTGCGAAATTTTTGCGGTTTCGATAGCCTGCCGAATAACATCCCGCTCCGAGCGAAAAGCCCACGCAACAGGGCTTACACGCATCGCTGCGCCATTGCCGAAGCTGTTATACGGCTGGGGGTCGGGAGAAGTAATCCAACGAGCAAAAGAACCGCCGTATGCCCCCATCGGATTAGGATACTTTCTACACCAACGCAAAATACTCGATTTGTAGTCCTCCCCTTTGAGTATCGCATCGGCTACCGCCACCGTGCAGATCGTGTCGTCGGTAAAATCACATTGTTTGGTGAATAATGCAAAGTTTCCGCCTTTCGCATTATTGAACTCGAATCGAGAGCCTACTATGTCGCCAATTATCGCACCTATCATATCAAAAATTTTTAGAATCTATCACTTCGTCTATATCCAGCACCCCGTCGGCGTTCTCTTTCATCGAATGCAGGTAGATATAGCCATTTCGGTAAAATGAAACCTTTTCCAGCTTTTCACGATACATAGCCTCCGCTTTCGCCCTATTGACAAAATACAGATGCGTAATGAGATCGTATGAATCCGCAACATAGGTCAGCCGATATACCTTGCTATCCATCGCACTCCGATTTTAATGACCGTCCTCTCGTCTTGCGCTGGATTTGCCCGATGCGGATGAGGACTTTCTTGTTCTCGTATTCGCTTCTGCCCCTCGTCGCATTCGTGAGGGACTTGTATGTGATGCCGACCGCCCCGATAGGAACGGTATCGTAGATCGCTTTCAGGGAACCGAAGTAGAAGTCGGTTTCGCCGTTGTACGGCTCCTTGAACTGCAAATGCACTATCTTCTTTGCTTCCATAATCCAATACTTGTGCAAATTTACCGCTTTTCCGGCGTTCTGCCACGCTTTCGCGCAAGAATCGATCAATCTACCGACCCGACCGCAGATATTCGAAAATTAGCGGCATTTTCATTTTTCTTTTTTCGCGGAACTTTTTTCTTTTTCAAAGGATGAATTTACGAGGGTCTTACATGATGAGTGATCCGATATTTTTGCAGTCGAAAAAACATCCCCTCTATCTATCTTACTTAATATATCTATATATTCTTATCTTCTGTGCAGGGGTCGTTGCACCCGTCGTTGCAGGGGTCGTTGCTGCCCTCGTTGCATCCTGCCGCGCTATTATGCTGGTAATCATCGTGATTAACTATCGTAATCATCGTTGCACGGGTAACGGGGTGTTTTGTTCGGCTATTTTCTACTGGTCCTCTGCTTCGGCAACTGCCACCCCTTTATTCGCGCAACCTCGATATTGAATTTCATCCAATCCTCCTCACGAACAAACTCAAAGTGCATCGTGCCTTTCTTATAGCCTCGAATGCGGAAAAATCCCCATTCATACCACTGCCCCCAATTCATTGTCAGCCTACTAACAAAATCATTCAAGGATGAAAAATCGTCATAATTGCACCCTGTAAGATAACACATAGCCTTTACGACATCATCAATATCACGAGCATATCCGCCCCCGTAATATGCAATTTTGACATAGGCAGACGGCCATCGTGCGTCGTAATCGCAAATACGCGGAACAATGAAACGGCGATTGACCATATAATCGGAATTTGTCTTCCATTTCTCCCCCGCGGTCGAATTTTCGGCACTAAACGAACAGATATGATCGAATGCCTCTACAAGCACCTGATTCATCCGATCTCGATGAGTAAAGACGATAGCTTCGAGAACTCGAAAAACATTGTGCATCGTGAACGGAATATGCGTCTGCCGCTCGACCATACGATTCATATCTTCCAAAACTTTGGTCGTAACGTATTTCTCCATATTCATTTTACTGAATATCAAACGCCATGCAGCTTTCTGCAACTCCTTTTTGAAACAATCACGGGTAATAGCAGTATAGTTATTCCCATGTTCTCGATATGCGCCAAAGCGGATGTCATTGCTCTTGAATGGTTCTGCAAGTTGGTTGATCTCTTTCGCCGCTCCCATCACATTATCGAAGCGTTTGACCGCTTCAACATAGCGATTCACCAAATCTCGAATGAAATTATAGTGCTGCAAGCCCTCTCCCTGCGGCTCATCATCAGGGGCAAGAGAAAAATATCCCTCAAATTCTTTTTCGCCTGTTCCCGGCTTGAACAGATGGACGCAGGATACATGAACCCCCGTCGAACGCTCTGCCGACGCAAAGCAATCTCCGAAATATTCCTCAAATCCGTGCATTTCGACGATTTCACGCAACTGCTTTCGGCTGGTCGAATATCTATCATCAAGGGTATGACTGTTGCATAAAGCGATAATCTCACAACCACCGGGCGCAATCTCGTAAGCGTGCAGGATATGTTTTTCATCCGCCGAAAACGGAGGATTCATCACAATAAAGTCGATATGACTGATCTGCTCCGAAGTTACGGTCAGAAAATCATCCGCGATAATGTCGCATTTGCCTCCCAATATACGGCGTAATTTCTCGACCGTTTCGCACGCGATGACTTTCTTCGCTCCGCGATTATTCAGATAATCTACAATGTTCCCGCTGCCTGCGGACGGTTCGAGAATTATTTTGCCGCCAATATCCACGCCGATAAGCATCTTTTCGATAACTTCTACCGGAGTAGGATAAAAATCTCTATTGAATATTGATTCCATAATTACAAGCGTTTGATTGTTTTTGCTATTTCCTCGCTCCAATACCCGACGATAAGGTCATAGGCTTCTTTATCACCATCCCATGCGATCATGCACTCGTGGTTATTGTATTCGTAGAAATAAACCTCCTGCGGATCGCATTCTTTCGGGATGGCCGCTCGGCTATCGTCGTAGAATTTGAAGAACGCCGCAAGTCCGTCCTTTGTACCGAAAGCTCCCGTATCCTTATCTTGGCATATTTTATCGCCGTCTTTGATGTGTCCGAGTTCTACCAAACGCTTGTATCCCTCGGCGAACTGCTCTCGGCTAAAAGCGAAGAAAACCCCGCATTTATCCGCGTCGGGATGCTCATTCTTGATCGCCTTGTAGCGGTCGATAGTTTGGGCGTTCAGCATTACAACACCCCCGTCGTAATTACCCCAATCCCGATAGTATTGGAGTTCGCCCCGCGTGGTCTTGACCGTCTTAATATCTTTCTCTTCCATATCTGTTGCGTTGATTATTATTCGTCGATTCTGTCCTCCATGAGCGTAAAGCAGGATTTCGGAGGACGCCGTTTGAATTTCTCCCATGCTTTGCGCCGGGCCTCGGCCGCCGTTTTGGCCTTGACCGTATAGGACTGCGACCACGTCATAGAAACCTCAACCTCGTAGGTCTTTATAGCCTTTTTCGTTGCCATGATCCTACTGCTTTTGAGAGAGCCATAAATCCCGCTTTGCGCGGCAGTTATCGAGGGATTCCCCGACACAGGAGAATAGTTCGCCGCTCTCCGTGCGGTAGTCGTATTGCCATCTTTTGACCGTTTTCCGGCCGATTTTGGCCGTGAAACTCGTGTAGTTCTCTCGTCCCGGCTGGCAGACGGAGCATCCGCTTACATTGATTGAATTTGCCATTGTTGCGTTGAATTTTTAAGGTTTACGATTATTGCTCGGCCTCGAAATCATCGACGATCTCGAATGCGTCGGTTTTGAGGGCCGTATCCGGCTCCCCGTCGAACTCGTTGTTGTTCTTCGTGCAGAGCCTCATATTCTGATGCGAATAGTCCAAACTTATATCCACGACATACGTCCCTTTCTGCGTTTGGAATACCTCCCGATCCCACGAATCGAATCCTACATGCTTGATTTTGATCTTTTCCATACTTGCGATTATTTGAGATTATTTTTCAACCAAACCCTATCGACCTCCCACAAGGGCAGGCCCTTGATGATTTTCCGACGGATCACCTCTTTCATGCCGATCAAATCGGCCGCTTTGATATGGAGGGTAATGTCGCCGAATTTCTGTGCTCTTTCGAGGAGGAAGTCCGCCATTTGGGACTTCCATTCATGCAGGCTTTCCGCCTTGGCCTGTCTCGTTTTATCCATGATTATGCGTTGATTAGGTTCATTATCTGTTCGAGCTTTCTTTCGAGTGCGTATCGCTTTTCGCACTCTTCCGCATATTTCTTGTAAAACTCATCGTGCTTGGCCTTTTCCGCGTAATACTTATCCTGATAGGACGTTGCGAGTTCTACCTGCCGATCATAGCTCTCTTTTTGCACTCTGATCTTTTTCTTCAATTCGGCGATTTCGATCACCATTGACCGGGAAAGATCGAGATGCCCTTTCTTGGTGGCGAATGGTTTGCAGAACTCGTCCTTGTCCTTATCCGAGGACATATACACCCCGTTCCATACCTCAAAAATTCCGTCCGATACATTCAAGCCAACTCTTTTGGTAAACTCTTCTCGTGTCATAGCCTATTATAAATTTTGGTCGTTATTTATTACTTATTAAGTACCTGTTTGATGATGCAAATATATAGCCAACTATTATAGTAAGCAACTTTTTTCGCAGAAAAAGTGCGCTCAAAATCAGTTAAAAATGCGGATTTACAGATAACTGTGTTATAACCACACAGATAATTTTCGCCAAAATTTAGATACCTAATAGATATTTTTCATTACCTTTGTCCGTAACGATACGTTTTAACAATTTTTTTCGACTATGAAAAAGAAATTTCGCAAGCTCTTATCCGAAAAATGCAAGGATATGGGACTGACTGACAAGGCACTCGACGACCTCGTAGAGATCGGGGCGGAGGGTCTTGACGACGATGCCTCGGACGAAGACATCGCCGCGAAAGTGGATTCGCTCGTGCCCTATGCAAAGGCAATGCAGGGGGAGATCACGAGGAAGACGCAACGTCCGAAACCGCAATCAAAGAAACCGCAATCCAACGACGAGGGCGAAGATGAGGGCGGAAATGAAGATGAGGCCCCCGAATGGTTCAAGCCTTTCCAAAATAAATTGACCGATCTCGAAACCGAGAACGCCGCGCTCAAAGCGGAAAAGGCAAAGACCACGCGACAGGCCGAAATCTCGGCAAAGGCTAAAAAGCTCGGAATCCCCGACTACCTGATGAAGCGAGTCTCATTCGCAGAGGATGCAGACCTCGACAAGGAGCTGGCGGATTACAAGCAGGAGTTAGTCACCAACAACCTCATGCCCAAGGAGCAGGCGCATGAAACGGGAAGTAGCAAGGAGGCAATGGAAGCCGACGCCAAGGCTTGGGCCGAAAGTCTTCCCAACAAGTAACAGCTCCGAATCATTCACCCCTTAAATTGATTGCAACAATGGCTATTGATTTCAAGAAAACGCAGCTATCGGGCCACACGCCCGAAATTTGGCGCGGCGAGTGCAAGATTCTGCCGGGCGGCTTCAAGCCGGTGCAGAACTTCCCCGTCGGAACGGTGTTGCATCGGGGAACTCCTATCTATGTCGATTTCGAGGCGATGAGTGCCGCCGTTTGCAAGACCGCCAAGGTTCTCAAAGGAGGCACGACCACCGCGCCCCGCGTCGCCAAAGGGCATTACTTCGTCGTAGGCGACGTAGTAATGAAACTCGGAGTAACCGACAAATCCCCGATCATCAAGTCCATCGACACGGCCAATGCCGAGTACGATGTCATCACGTTCGCATCCGCCATCGCAGGGCTGGCCGAGGGCGACATCCTCGTAGAGGCAACCGAATATGCCGAAACAGGCGGCGGTTCGGGTTCCGACCCCATCCCTGCCGCGCCTCGCTATACGCCCAACATGGTTGTCGGAGCGGCCAAGGAGTTCACCGGAAAGGGCCTCCCGACGATTGATGCCGCATACGAGGCGGTAGTCCTCTATCCGAGCCTGAACTTCCCTCTGCTGGAAGACTGGCTCATCAATCCCGGCAAGGTATGCCTCAAAGCAAACCCGAACATTCTGTTCATTAAACAGTAACGATCATGCCCGCTTCGATGCCGCCTCGAAACTGCACAAGCAGCTTTTCGACAACGTAATCTTCGAGCGTTTCCTCGACTGGGACACCCCGACTATCGGCCTCGACTTCGAGGAGATCATCGGTCAGTACAACATCACTGTTGCTGCTCCGACCATCGGCGACCAGTCGAAAGAGGCTATCCTCGGTACGGAGGGGTTGGAAACCGTGAAAGAGCGCATCCTCAATCATGCCGTAACGCTGCCGATGACGATTCAGGACTATCGTAAGGTTCTGCAAATCCTCGACAGCAAGTCGCTCCCCGACAAGGCAAAGACGGAGCAGCTCATCAAACTGATGTGGGGAAGCTCGACGACGGTCGTAAGCTCCGTCCTCGCAAAGCTCGACATCCTGTTCCTGCGCCCGCTCTCGAACGAGGGTATCGTCGAACTCGACGACAACATCAACCCCGAAGGTGGCGTGCGCGGCACGATCAACTTCAACCAGCCCGCCGAAAACATCGCGTCGTCCCGCATCGAGTGGAAAGACGCCAACATCGACACGGTGGACTGCTTCGAGGATATTCAGGGGATCATCGACGCCGCACAGGACAAAACCGTATTCGGCAAAATCCTCTGCGCTCCGTCGCGTATCTCCTACATGTGCCGCAGCAAGAAGATCAAGCAGATGATCTGGGGAACCGACAAATCTGCGAAGATCGTGCAACTGAAAGACCTGAACGCCTATATGCAGGAGAACAGCTACCCTGTTTTCGAGCCTATCCGCCGTCAGGTTCGCATTCAGAAAGGCAAACTCCGCGTCCCCTATACGCCGTGGAACGAGAAGAACATGGTCTTCATTCCCGACGGCAAGCTCGGCATCGTCAAAAACGCATGGGCGAACAACGAGCTGAAACAGGAGGCCGGAGTAGCGTACTCCAACTACGGGCGTATCCGCGTCTCGCAATGGGGCGTGGGCGAAACGCAGGGCAGCAACGGCGTTGAGTTCACCAAGGCCGAATCGCTCTCGTTGCCCGTGATTACGGAAATGAACGGCATCTACACCCTCAAAACGCAGTCGTAGCCGTGGATAACCTTACCGCAACGAGGAGTTTGTGCAATGCGATAGCAAACACATTCTATCCTGATAACGCGACCATCGAATTTGCGCTCTTCAATGAGGGCATCGACGCAAAGGCCGAGGCGACCCCGAAAGACCCTATGATCTTTCGGGTTGCCGCCCGCCTTGTCATCGGATATGTCGAAAACAGCCGCTCCGAAAACGGCGTATCGACCTCCGTAATGAGCGAAGAAGCCCTCAAACAGAGCCTTTCGATTTGGTGCGGACATTATGGCCTCGATGCGGATGAGGTTCTTTCCGACTATATGCGCGTGATCGAGGACGGCACGCATCTATGGTGATATGAGGTACAACGGCACATTACGCTACGAGATACTCACCGAGGGAGGTATTGACGAATGGGGCGAACCGATAGAGGCCCGTTCCGATTGGAGCGATCCTTTGCCCTGTTCGATCAAGACCAACAGCGATAACCGCAAAGGGCGTTACGAAGACGGCGAATTTCGGCAGGCTTCGTTTACGATCCTCGTTGAGTGCATCCCTTTCCCCTACAATCGGGTGAAACTCGAAAGAATGGGCGAAAATCTCGGTGAATACCGCGTGATGAACACCGAACCTCTCACCACCGTAGGCAGAACTCAAATCGTAGTGTGATATGGCGAAAGTCGTTACTACTCACGGCAAATATAAGGGCGTCATCGTCAGCAAAACGGATATGCGCAAGCTGAAAGCCGGATTGCAGGCCAAGATGAAAGACATCGTCGCCCTGCTCGTGAAGCAACTCTCTTTCATCGGGGAGGAGTGCATACGAATCGCCCGCGAGAGTGGCAGCTACAACGATATTACCGGCAATTTGAGGTCATCAATAGGCTATGTGGTGCTTGTGGACGGGAAACCCGTCGTGACGGGAGCCTCGAAGCAATACAACGGCAAGAACGGGCATGGAGAAGCAGGCCCGCCCGCTGCCGAAGCGTTGCTCCAAAAACTGCAAGCGAAATTTCCGTGGGGTGTGGTGCTGATCGTCTGCGCAGGCATGAAATACGCCGCATACGTCGAAGCGGTCCACCATAAGGATGTACTCACATCAGCCGAGTTGAAAGCCGAATCCCTTGCCAAGAAGTTACTCAACGGTCTAATCGAATAGCAAGATGATAAAAACGGAGACGCAGATAGAGCGGGATTTCTACTCTTTCGTCAAAAATAGCAATCTCGGAAAGGCCATCAGAGGGACGGTTTACCGATCCGAAATGCGCCCGACCAATGCCACGACGGAGGATTTGATTGTCAAGTTCCTCGCGGGACTTGATGAACAGGTACAAACGGGAGTGGTGATATTCAGCCTTTATGTCCCTGATAAGCCTCATACCGACGGCCGAATGGTTCCCGATAAGAATCGCATCGGCGAATTGCAGGAGGAGATTCGCGCATTCGTAGAAACCGCAGGAGGAACAGAATATCGGATTGAAACCGATGCGACACCGACCACGATGCGCAACGAGGATATAGAGCAACACTTCATTTACGCAAGAATCAAGTTTAACCGCATAACAGAATAGGATTATGGCAAAGAAAATCATCATGTCGTGGTCGAAGTGCAAAATCGAAGTCGGCAAAACCGGCGAAGATGAAGCAATGGCTGTCAGCCTGACCAACATAGGAATCATCAACGACAAATCGACGACGCTTGCCACCGAGGATGGCGAGAAACTCACCGCAACGGCAACGGGCGGGATCGTAGTGGCCGAAGAGGAGGGCGAGCCGGTCGTTACCATAACGACCCGGGTCAAAGAGATGGATTTCGACACAGAAAAAATATTCACCGGAGCGACAGTATCAGAGGACGAGTTGGTTGTAAAAACCAACGTCGTATCGGACGATTTCTCCGTGAAGCTCACGCCCAAGAACATCGGTGCTATCGGCATCAAGGCCCGGCGCACACACGTATCGTTCCGTCCGGGTAGTTCCGAGGAGGAGGGATCGTATGTCGATCTCACATTCAAGATTCTCGCCTGCTCCGATGGGGAGCTTTACAAGAAGTTCCGCGTCAAGGCCGAAGATTGGGCATCGTAAGATGCTGACGAGTGGAGAGACACCCTTTGCGGTTGGCAGGAGAAACCGCAATCCGGAGGGTTGGCAGAGTGGCTGAATGCACCTCACCGCTAACGAGACAAGCCGTCAGGCTTCGGGGGTTCGAATCCTCCACCCTCCGCAATTTTATTTCAGGATATGGAACAGACTACTATCGAAAGCCGCGTCGCATCGGCCATACTCGAAAGAAATGTAGGGAATATCGAGATAGAGGGCGTTACCTACGAAATAGCACCGCCGTCTATCGCAACGCTCATCGTCGTTTCGGAGTTCATCGCCTCCCTCCCGATTGTGGAGAAAGTGGAGAAATCCGAGATCGTAAACTCCGTGCTGCATCATGCGCGGTTTTTCCGGCCTCTCGGCGACATCGCGGCGACGCTTATCCTTGGAGCGAAGAACCTCACCGAGGAGCGCGTCGTCGTGCAAGAAAAACGCTATTTGTTCGGTCTCATCAAGCGTAAGAGCAAGAAGAAAATCAAGATCGACAAACGGGCGGAACTCGCCAAAGCCATTTTAGAGAATGTCCGTCCGACGGTTCTGTTCAACGTCGTCGTACAGCGGCTTCAAGACATGGAGATCAGCAGTTTTTTCGCCATTACCACTTCCCTGTCAGAGGCGAATATCCTCAAACCGACAAAGGAAGTGGTAAAAGGCTGAACGACAGCATTTGGGCTACCGTTCTCGGAATCGCAAGAACGCTCGGAGTAACAGAGAAATACGCCTTATACGACATCAGCTATGTAAACGCGATCCTGTATAGCCGTGCGATGCCGATGCCCGGCGACAAAGCCGAGAATGGCGACGCGCCGCTTTACGATGGAAGTAAAGACGCGAATAATCCCGAAAATTTCACGGATTTCACAGATGACGAGGAGATTGTAAGAATATGAAAAACGACGACGGCGCATTAAGTTTTGGCACGGCGATAGATATGTCCGGCTTCGATGCCGGCATCGAGCAGATCGAGGGGAAAGTCGCAGGATTGACCTCCAATGTTGAAGTTGAGACCTCCAAAATCTCTCAACTGCTCGCCAACGTCCCGACCTTGAATATCGAAGTCGTCACCAATGCGTCGCAATCCCTTTCCACCATCGACACCGCATACGCTGAACTCGACCGAGTGATCGACACCAACCGATCGTCCGTATTGGCATTGGAGGAGCAATACCGGCAGCTCGGTTCCGAAATCTCGAATCTCGGACGGCAGGCCGCAACTCCCGCTATTCAGGCCGAATACGATGCCCTCAAACAGCAGCAGACGGCGATCAAGGAGAATATAGCGTTACGCAAGAAAATCGTTACCGAGGCCGAGAAAGTCGGCGATGAACTCTATCAGACCGAACAGCGGTTGAAGAAAGAGGCTGCCGCCGCCGAGAAGAGTGCCAACAGCCAAGTATCGCTCCGCACCCGATTGAGGCAATTACGGGAAGAACTCGTAATGATGGAGGCATCGGGACAGCGCGGCACGGCGCAGTATCGCGCCTTGCAGGAGGAGGCGGGAAAACTCACCGACGCATGGGCCGACGCCACGGCGCAGGCAACGATCCTCGCCCATGACCAGCGCGGTATGCAGGGCCTCATTTCGGGGCTTTCGGGCGTTGCAGGGGCTTTCTCCGTAGCACAGGGCACGATGTCCCTATTCGCCGGAGAAAACGAGGATTTGCAGAAGATCATGGTCAAGGTACAGTCCCTCATGGCGATCACGATAGGACTGCAACAGATACAGCAAACCCTCAATAAGGATTCGGCCTTTACCCTCGTCACCCTCAATTCGCTCAAAGAGTGGTGGAACAAGCTCACGGGACAGAGTGCTGTCGAGCAGGCCGCCGAAACCGCTGCGACCGAGATCAATACCGCAGCACAGGTAGCCAATGCAACGGCGACGGCCGCCGATACTGCGGCGCAGACGGCCAATAATACAGCCACCGCAGGAGGGACGGCCGCGCAAGTGACGAATACCGCATCGACAACGGCACAAACCGCCGCGACGACCGCCGGAACCGTCGCTACGAAAGCCATGTCCGTAGCGATGAAAGGTCTGCGGGCCGCACTCATTTCTACCGGTATCGGAGCATTGGTCGTTCTTTTGGGGTCGCTCGTGAATTGGCTGATGAAAGCGTTTGAGGCGTCATCGAAAGCCGATAAGGAGTTCGAGGAGCAGCAGGAAATCCTCAAAGCAGGCAACGAAGCCTACATCAAGGCTTCTATGGAGATCGAGAACTATAAAAACAAACTCGAAAGCTTCAAGGGGACAAAAGCGCAGGAGAAAGAGGTCGTCAAAGAGCTGAACTCCAAATACGGGGAGGCAATGGGCTACTATAAGACCCTTGCCGAATGGAAAACCGTCTTGAAGCAAAAGGGCGAGAAGTATTGCGAAATGCTCATGCTCGAAGCGCAGGCGCAGGCTCTTCTGACCAAAACGACCGAAGCATATATCAAGCTCCAAGAGGTCAAAGCAAAGGCAGATAATGGAGATTTCGATAGAGGGTGGTACAATCCCGGTAGGTGGTTCGGTCACAGCAACGCATATCGCAGGGATCAGGCAGTCAAAGAGGCAAACGAAGAATACGAAAACTGGAAAAAACAATGGGGAGAGATACAGGAAAAAGCGTCGCAGTTCAAGAAAGATAACGACCTCGATTTCCATATCGACCCGTCCAAAGACAAGTTCGACCCGAAAAAGGCGGCTCTCACGCAAAAGAAATCCATCGAGGAATGGAAGAAAGCGGTCAAGCAGTATATCAAGGATGCGCATAGCGAGATCGCCGACTACACGATTGATGCAATGGCGGAAGGGCAGGCCAAAGAACTCAATCAGGTAGAACTCGACACCGTGCGCAAGCGTAATGCGTGGCGGGATCAGTTGCGCCAGCTCGCCAAGGTTCGGCAGGATGCCGAGAAGCAATATTACATGTCGCAGAAAGGCGCGACGGAGGTCGGATGGGCCAATTCCAAGCGCGGCAAGATGACTATCGACGATTACGTCAAGGAACTACTCCAAGACCCTAAAATCGCCGAGGAGTTCAATCGCGTATTGACGGCCATCACAGAGCAGGGAGAGCGGGATAAGGCCGAAATCCGCAGGAAATACACCGATGCGCTGATTGACGAATACGGCACGGTCGAGCAGAGAATCGAAAAGCTCAATCGGGAGTGGACGAAGAAGCTATCCACTATGCCGACCGAATATCTGCACAACGCGATCAAGCAGATGAACGCCGAGTTTGCCGCATTGGAATCCGCAGATTTCAAGAAGTCGATCAACTGGGAAAGCGTATTCGGCGATCTGGGAAAACAGTCGTTATCGACCTTGCAATACAACCTCGACAAGATCAAGGCTTATTTCGCCTCGAACAAGGATTCAATGGGCGCAACCGAGATCAAGGACTATCAGGAAGCGATTACCAAGATGGAGGAGGAAATCGCCTCCCGAAACCCCTTTGTAGCCCTGCACAAGTCGATCAAGGACATAGGCAACGCCAAAACGGAGTTCGTCGCCGCATTGCAGGCATGGCACGACGCGCAGGATGGGATTACGACCGCGCAGCGGGAATACAACGAAGCTCTCGCCGTCGAGCAGGCCCTCCGCGAGCAGATTGATTTGGGTACTCTCACGGAGGACAGCGATAAGTACCGCGAAGCCGAAGAGAACTTGAAGCTGGCAAAATTCCGCGTCGCCGAAGCAACGGAGCGAAACACGCAGGCTGAACAGCGGGCATTATCCGCACGTAACAACATCACCGTTTCCTACAAGAATTTCGCAACGCAACTGCGGGCTGTCGGAGGCGTGATTTCCGGTATCGGAGGCAAAGCACAGAACCTTGCGGCCATATTCTCCGATGATGTCGCAAATAGCATCGGCAAGGCCCTTGATACCATCGACGCAGTATTGGATGCCGCATCGACTGTCATGGATGCTATCGGAGATGTCGGAAAAGGCGTAGCCGAGGGCGTAGGAGCCACCGTCGATGCAACGGCACAGGGCGCAACGGCCGCAGCAGCAGCCGGAGCCGCCTCTATATCGACCATCGAGAAAGCATCGGTCATTCTCGCCGTCATTTCGGCGGCTTTGCAGGTCGCTACGGCTATCGCCAACCTCTTCAACGACGACGATGCCAAGCAGAAAGAAATCGAGAACCTGCAACGCCGTATCGACCAACTGCAATGGGAACTCGACAATGCCGATGCTGTCCGATTGCAGAATAACGTCGGGGATGCCGTGCAGAGATTGAGGGACATCTATGCCGAGACCACGCAGGAGGTATTGAGACTGCACCTCACATCGCAGCAGTACGGCAACGCATGGACGCGAATGTTCGCCCGGATGCGGTATGACAGCGAGGTTTACGAGAAGTCCGTCGAGAAGATCGCCGATGCGTATGCAAAGGTCGCCTACACCGCCGACAAAGCCCTCGGAGGGAAGAAATACGACGAAAGCCGCAAGCAGCTCGAAAATCTTGCCGAGCAGCAGATACTCATTCAGAAACAGATCAACGAGGAGCAGAGCAAGAAAAAGACCGACCACGGCAAGATCGAGGAGTGGCAGCGGCAGATTCAGGAGATTGCCGAAGAGATGGCGACCATCATCAACGAGATGCTGGAAGACATCATCGGCTATACCGCCGCCGACCTTGCCTCGGAACTCGGAGATGCGTTCTTCGAAGCAGCCAAGCAGGGAGAGGATGCGATGGAGGCATGGCACAAAAAGGTCAATGATATTGTCGCCGATGTTCTGCAACGGATGCTCGTACAGAAATATTTGGAGGATCGCATCGGAGGCATTTTCGACAGATACAAAAAAGCATGGTTCGGCAATGACGGCACATTCAAAGGCATCGACGCCGTAATCGGTTCGATGAATGGCTTTGCCGGAGAACTCAATCAGGTCGGAGAAGAGTTCAATGCGATCTATCAAGGTCTGTCCGATAGCCTCAAAAACTATTTCACGGGAGATGCCGAACGCGAGGGGACGAGCAAGGGTATCGCCACCGCGTCGCAGGATAGCGTCGATGAGAACAACGCCCGCCTGACGACCATTCAGGGGCATACCTATACCCTCGTACAGGGCATGAACGACCTGAACCGCACGAGCAATGCCGTACTCGACAAACTGACGGGCATCGAGAAGAATACCTCCGACGCCAACGACAAACTCGATAGGGTCGATAAGAATATCAAGGACATTAAAAACACGGTCGATGATATTGACCGGAAAGGATTAAAACTCCGCAGCTAAAATGAAAGAACTCATCAGACGAATACAGAGGGAATGGAGGGCGGCCAAAGATGCCGCCCAAGCCCAATGCGCCGACAGCGGGCAGCAGGAAATGGCGGCCAAGCTCGAAGCCTGCGACATGTTCAAGGGCGACGAGACATTGGAGGAGCTGATCGGGCTGATGTTCTCCCCGCGAGGGGTCGAATTTATGACGGCCTACAACTTCCCTGACATCGCCACGTTCAGGCGATTCAAGAAATACCATCCGGAGCAATACGGGGTATATATCGACAGCGGCGAAATCTCGCTTTCAGAGGCCCGAAAAATCTTTTTGATAGGAGATACCGTCGCAGAGCTGAAATACCGTCAAACCGCCGGAAATCGGCTATTCCTGATGTGCGGGGCGAAAGCCTCCGTCGCGGCATCGGGATATGCGGTCGTCAAGGTCGAAAAGGATAAGGATTCCGAGGTGAGTTACATCGTTCAGGACAACGCGAAAATACTATGGTAGGCAAGCTGTTCATAGACGGGCTGGATGCGTTCAGCGAATACGGCATCTTCGTAGAGCAGTACGGGTACAAGGCACTCGTACAGATGCCGTCATTCAAGAAATTGAGCAGCACCGAATGGCCCGAATATGACGGCGAAGAGGTCGATCTATCCGCCCCCCTCCTTGATAGTAAAACATTTTCGATTCCGTTTTGCATTACCGATATTTTGGGCGCAAGCGACCTATTCGAGGTGCTCTCCGACGGCGCGTATCATGTTTTCAACTTTGTAGAACTCGGCAAGTCCTACAAACTGCGGCTTCTGACCAATCCCGCATTGTCCGCCAAAATCCAGCTCGGAAAAATCACGCTGAATTTCGCCGATGACTTCCCGCCCGTCTATCCAACCGACGAGACGGACATCGAGAGCCTGAACGAGTACAATACGCTGCTGAATCAGGCTCCCTATGCAACAGCTCCGGCGGGCTTCAAGCAGAACGGCTACGAGATGGATGATGTAGATTTCTCCCGCTTCGGGGTCTATGTCCTCGACGGCACGGATCGGAATATTCAGAAAGCCCCGAATGTCCGCGAGAATTTGAAAGTCGATGTAACCAATCGGCCCGGCGTAAGCTATGACGGAGAATCGGTTTTCTACAAGGCGAAAGACGTTGCGATGAAGCTCTTTATCTATGCCGATAACATCGCTCAATTTTGGGAACGCTGGTATGCGCTTTTCACCGCCCTGCTAAAACCCGAACTGCGCAAATTATACAACGACAACTCTTTGGAGGAGTATAATTGCTACTACAAGAGCAATGCGGTAACGCGGTTCGATATTCGCCGCAACGGGCGGGTGTGGTGCGAGTTCTCCGTAACCCTGACCTTTCCCGATTCGCGGCCCGACGGTAATTACTGCGTATTGGCGACCGAGGATAAGGAGGTAGTGATAACCGAGCCGGAAGAGGGCCTCATTGTATTTAGAATTTAACTCTACAAGGATATGATAAAGAAGAAAATATCGGAACTCCCCGAATGCACCTCATTCAAAGGGCTGTGGACTATCGGTGTCGATATATTCAACAAGAGCGTCAAAGTGTCGCTCGAATATATCCAGTCGGTCGTCGAGGGGATGAAAGCGGCGACAAAAGATGCCACCGATGCAGCATCGAAGAGTGCCCAATCGGCCATCAATGCCGCGCAAAAAGCACAAGAAGCTACGACCGCCGCCAATACCGCAACCACGAACGCCAGCAATGCCACCGCCGCCGCGATTGAGGCGAAAGAGGATTGCGAGGAGGTGATCGCCGCCGCTGCGGAATTGGAACCGCTTAATCTTGTGCCGACTGCAATGACGGTAGAATACCCCTCGCGCCTGCTGGTCGGCAATATGGCGGAGAATTTCATCCGCGCCACACTCACTCCGGCCAGCGTCAAGCCGAATGTATTGTTCCTCGGCGACGATAAGGCCGTATCGGTAACTCCCGACGGACGCATTACGATCCTTGCCGCCGGAACCAGCATCATCCATGTTATCCCGACCTGCAACGTAGCCCTCTACAAGACGATTCAGATCAAGGTCTCGAAGCCTACGGTCAGGTTGGTAACACTCTCGTCGATCCGCCTCACGGCAAACGGTAATTTCAGGTTCAATTAAAAACAACATCAAGCTATGGCAAGACAAGGTTACATCAGCGAATTTATGAATGGCGGGCGCATCCTCTCGCATGGCAAGATCGAGAACCTCGCAGACGGTTTCAGCCTGCCGAATGACGCGCTGTTCTCGATCTACATCAGGCCCAAATACAGCAGCTCCACCGTGGACGCCGTATTGAGCGTGAAATGCTATCAGGACGACGAATTTTCCGACGCTCCGGTAGTGCTCAACGATTGGTCGCCGATGGCGATCAAGGCCATCGCACCGAATACGGATTTTCTCAACACTCACGACCTCTATTGGGGAGCTGGGACTTACGTCGAAAAGGTATGATCGTCTCGGTTTTCATCTCCCTGTCGCGGCGGCTGCGCCAATGGGCGACATCCCGTAGGCAAAAGAAAATGCGGCTGAATACCGCATCGTCGGTGATGTTCATCGCATCGAAAGGAAAAACGGTTTTCAAATTCTTAAACGACAAATAGCTATGACAGCAGAACAAGAAGCAAGACTCGAACAGATTATCGAGGCTTTTCAGAATGGCAAGCGATTGAGCGACTTGCCCGATGTATCGGGAACCAACCCGTTCAACCTCATTTGCGAGGTATTGGAGGACGGCGAGAGCAAAAAGGCCGCGCTCGCAACGCTCCTGCCTTACATGGAGGAGGAATGCAGCTACGGCATCGAGTTCGACACCGCCGTATCCTCGCCTGCCTGCACCCGTATCGGCAACCTCTCCCTGCACAAGAGCCTGCCGATCCACAACCGGATGAAAGGCTGCCTGCTCAACGACGACGGCGAGGTCGTGGAATATCTCAATCCGGTAAATTGGACGGGACAGACGCGCGACGGGTCGCGGGGTCAGGTCATGGTCGAACTTCCCATGCACTACCGCAAATTCGAGACTGACGGCACGAAGCGGCGGGTACGCATCAGCGAGTACCCTCTCCCCGGCTATCATCTCGTCCCCGGGAAGAGATACGTTTCGGCGTATCAGGCTACCATACAGCGCAGCACGACGACCCTCTGCTCGGTCGTGAATATGGATGCCGACTACCGAGGCGGCAACAACAATACGGCGTATGACGGAACCTATCGCACGTTCCTCGGACGCCCGGCGACGGCTATCTCCCGTACCAATTTCCGCAATTACGCTCGCAAGCGCAAGTCCGGTTCGACGGAATGGAACTGCATGACCTACGACATCCAAAAAGAGCTGTATTGGCTTTTCGTCATCGAATATGCCACGCTCAACTCGCAGGCGGCATTCAATGCGGAAAAGGATAGCAACGGCTATGCACAAGGCGGCCTCGGAGCGGGTGTAACGAACATGTCCGATTGGGGCGGGTTCAACGGCTCTTATCCGTTTGTGCCGTGCGGCCATACCGACGAACTCGGAAATGGCACGGGCGAGGTCGCATACCCCGTCATCAATGAGGACGGATCGACCCGATGCACGGTCATGGTTCCGCGCTATCGAGGTGTCGAGAATCCTTTCGGCCATATTTGGCAATGGACGGACGGTATCAACATCCGTATCAGCCCGACCGAGGAGAACAGCGGCGACGGATTAAGCAAGGTATTCGTCTGCACCGATCCGGCCAAATTCTCGGATAGCGGCTACGACGGCTACGCCCATGTAGGCAACGAGGCCCGCGCAGAGGGATATGTCAAGGAGGTGATTTTCGGAGAGGGAGGAGAGATCATGCCCTCCGTCGTAGGAGGCGGTTCTTCGACCTATTTCTGCGATTACCACTATACCAACATCCCGATGACCGAAGCATTGCGCGGTGTCCTGTTCGGCGGTGCTGCGTATCACGGCGCGTCTGCCGGTTGTGCGTGTGCGCATTCGAATAACGCGCCCTCGAATTCGTCTGCGTCTGTCGGGTCTCGCCTTTGCTTTATCCCCGCATAACGCCACAGAAAACACGCTCGGCCAATATGTTGGTATGGTCTGTGTTTTTTTCCTGAAAATCCCCGCCGATGAAACCAACAAGCATTTCAACTGCCCCGAAACGACGCAGCAGAAGTTGATAAACCTCACCTTTTGGGTCTGCGACTACATCGAGGGAGTGAAAACGAAGTTCGGAGAGAATCGGACGCTCGTCAAGATCAAGATGAATCGGGACGATCACGACCGCGATGCACGCAAGTTCTTCACCAATTCGCGGGAAATCAAATATGTCCTCGCCAAGATTCGGGAAATGGACAAATTCCCGCGACGGGTAACGATGCGGGCATCGGGAACGCGGTACTATTTGGAGTAATGGATGTATAAAGGTTGGTTGCTCTTGCGGTGTCCTGTTCAGCGGTAATGCGAATAACAGCGCGAATGCCGGTTTTGCGTATGCGAATTCGAATAACACGCCCTCGAATACGAATGCGAATATCAGGTCTCGCCAATGATTTTCAGAAAGGTAAAAACATAAATTTTGAGAGCAACGACCCTGCCTCTCGGCAAAAAATATCACCTCAAAAAGGAGTTAGTAGGCGGTTTCGGGCATCCCGAACTGCCGAACGCCCCGAATATGAAAAGCAAAGCGTCGAAATGAAGCGTATAGGAAACTTATACGAAAAGATCATATCGCTGGATAACCTCCGCCTCGCCGATGAAAAGGCAAGGCGCGGGAAACTCCGCTCGTATGGCGTCTTGCTTCACGACAAAAACCGTGAAGCGAATATCCTTGCCCTGCATGAAACGCTGAAAAATCATACATTCAAGAACTCCGAATACAGCACGTTCACGATCTATGAGCCGAAAGAGAGGATCATATTTCGATTGCCGTATTACCCCGACCGCATTCTGCACCATGCAATCATGAATATCCTCGAACCGATATGGGTTTCGGTCTTCACAAAAGACACATATAGCTGCATCAAGGGGCGCGGGATTCACGGAGTGATGCGGAATGTCAAGCGGGCCATCAAAGACCGGGAAAACGCCCGATATTGCCTCAAAATCGACATCCGGAAGTTCTACCCGTCGATAGGCCACGACGTATTGAAAACCATCATCCGCCGCAAAATCAAATGCAAGGATACGCTCGCCCTGCTCGATACAATCATCGACAGCACCGACGGCGTGCCTATCGGCAACTATTTGAGCCAATACTTCGCAAACCTGAGGCTCGCCTACTTCGATCATTGGATCAAGGAGGAGAAGCGGGTGCGATACTATTTCCGATATGCCGACGACATGGTATTTCTCGCCTCCACGAAAGAGGAGCTGCACATCCTGCTGGCCGACATCAAGAAGTATCTCGCGGCCTTGAAATTGACACTGAAAGGCAATGAGCAGATATTTCCGATTGCCGAGAACCGGGCGGACAAGCACGGGCGCGGCCTCGATTTCGTCGGGTTCGTGTTCTACCACAACCAAACGCTCATGCGCAAATCCATCAAGCAGAATTTCTGCCGCATGGCCGCGCGTCTGAATAAGAAACTCAATATCAGCGCGAGGGACTACAAACAGAAGTTATGCAGTTGGTACGGATGGGCGAAAGTCTCCAATTCAAAACATTTGTTAAAAACCATCATTAAATCGCAATTCTATGACACGTTCGTATTACGATGCAAGGCCGTCTAAATTCGAGGCCGTAGGCAACGGAAGCTACATCTACCGTTGGGATATTCAGGAAGAGGACGCCCCGCAACATCAGATCATTGCCGAGGGGAACGAGAAACCCATCGCCGAAACTCCGCGCAAGCAGTATTCCTGCTATGAGGTCGTTGTATGGGCGACCGTTACGAGTAACAAAATCACGGAAGCCGCCATCCGTGCAATGTGGGATGCCAACTACGAGCAGAAGCTCATCAATGAGTATAATTCCGCCTCTCTCGGCGTATATGGCGGCTCCAAATCGAGCGACGAGGCAAAGGCGAGGATTTCCTCGTACAAGGATTTTCTCACAGCGAGAGCCGCGTTAAAAGCCCAAATCGACGCAGATTGCGCCGAGCTGAACATCGAATAAAAGTAGATCATGCTGACCCTGCATTTCAACAACACGACATTGGATATACAGGAGAGCGATAGCAGTTACCGCTATCGCTCCCTCATGTCCAAGCCGCAACTCGTCCTAAAATTCTCCCTATCGGAATTTGTCGAAATTCCGGTCGGGGCATGGTGCGAGTATCAAGGCGTGAAATATAAACTCGGATCGCCGGAGAATATCAAGAAGAACGGAACCCGCAATATCGAATACACGCTCACCCTCGGAACATTGGAGGATAATATGAGCCTGTATAAGATGCGTAATCCCGTCGATAAACGCCTCAAATGGTCGATGTGCGCCAAGCCTCACGAACTCGTCGAGGCTATCGTATGGAACCTCAATCAGCGCGACGGGGCCGATGTTTGGAAAGTCGGCGAATGCCTCGACGCGGCGGAGCAGACGATCGAGTTCAATCACACCTACGTCGATGCTGCATTGCAGGATGTCGCAAACAAATTCGAGACCGAATGGGAAATCAACGACTATACGATCTCGCTGCATAAAGTCGAGTATTTCAAGGATGATCCCCTGCCGCTCGCATACGGCAAGGGGAACGGTTTCGAGCCGGGTGTCGGACGCACCACGCAAAGCGATGAGTTGCCGATCAAGCGGCTTTATGTTCAGGGCGGCGACCGCAATATCGACCGCTCGAAATACGGTTCGGCGGAATTGCTGTTGCCGAAGTTGCAGACGCTCGTTTACGAGGGCCGTACCTATCAATCTGATGCGGAGGGGTATTCCATCGAGCGCATCGACAAGGTTTCCGATGCAGTCAAGGAGGACAGCCTTGATTGCTCCGAAATATACCCATCCCGCGAGGGGACGGTATCAAAGGTAGAAACGATGGATGTCGGGAAGAATTTCTACGACATCATCGACAACTCCATCCCCGCAGAGCTGAATTTCAACGACTATATCATTGAGGGCGAGACGGCGACGATCAGTTTCCAAAAGGGAATGCTCGCGGGCGACGATAAGCAGTTCGAGTTCAAATACAACCACTCGGAACGCCGCTTTGAACTCGTACCGCAGGAGATCGACGGGGTTACGATGCCGAACGAAACATTCAAACCCGCCGTCGGCGACACTTACGCCATTTTCGGGATCAGCCTGCCGGATGCCTATATCTGCAACAATACGGATAAGACAGGGGCATCATGGGATATGTTCCGTGAAGCGGCCCGTAAGCTCTATGAGAACGAAGACCCGAAATTCACCTTTACCGGCACTCTGCAAGGACTATGGGCGAAAAAGAATTGGCTCCGCGTGGGCGGGCGTCTGAAAGTCGGGGGATATGTTCTGTTCACCGATGAGCAGTTCGTTCCCGATGGCATAGCAATCCGCATCACGGGTATCAAGGAATACCTCACCTCACCGTATGCCCCTGTTCTCGAAATCTCAAACTCGGTTTCGGGCAAGAGCGTATCTTCGCAGCTTCGGGAGATCGGGCAAAATGAGGTGGCGACAGATAACAGCATCCGCAACGCCGTAAGCTATACCAAGCGTCGGTTCCGCGATGTCAGGGAAACAATGGCGATGTTGGAGGATTCGATGCTCGACAACTTCACGAACTCCATCAATCCGCTGACCGTGCAGACGATGATGATGCTCGTCGGGGATGAGAGCCTGCAATTCCGGTTCGTCGCCAGCAAAACCGACCTCACGGCGGTAAACGACGGCATCACCTACGACAATGCGGCAAAGCAGTTGCATATCCCGCACGGATTCATCCAGCACATGACGCTCGGCATCGGAACGATTTCATCCTCTCATGCCGATTCGGAGTACAAGGTTTGGGAGATGAGCGAATACCTTTCACCATACCTCGACAATGGCGAAAAGAAGTATTATCTATATGCCAAGGTCAGCCGCACGGACACCACCGCAAAAAGCGATTTCCTGCTCTCTGACCGGGCAATCAAGATGAATGATGTCGCAGGGTACTATCATCTCCTTATCGGCATTCTGAACAGCGAATATGACGGCGAACGGAGCTATGTTTCGCTCTATGGGTTTTCGGAGATTCTACCCGGTCGCATCACGACCGATAAAGTCATATCGGCCGACGGCAAGACATATTTCGACCTCTTACTTGGAGAAATCGGGGGCAATATTAAATTTGCTTCAACCGATGGCTCCATGAAAGACGTTGCCGACCTTGAAAAGTTGATAGGCGACGGCAACGATGTTTTCACGGAGCAACCTGTCCCTCCTTACAAAAAGGGAGATTTATGGGTCAATGGCAAGGTAATCCTCAAAAGCAAGGTCTCTCGGGAATCCGGGAATTATGTTGCCGCAGATTGGGTTGATGCCGTGGAATACGACAATACAAAAACCGCTATCGACGGAGGAATCGTTACATCCGGAACAATTCAGCTCGCAGGCGATGATTCCACCATTAAGGCAGGAGCAACCGGAGAAGGTACTGACGAAGCAAGCGTCCGATTTTGGGCCGGATCACCAAAAGCAGATAAAGAAAAAGCACCGTATCGCGTATTACAAGATGGCTCTTTATACGCATCAAAAGGTGTTTTTTCAGGATTTTTACAAGTACCATTCCAAGATATTGATATTGCCGCTGAATTTACAGGATATGATAGTGAATATCGGGCAGTCTTTGTTGTAAGCGACCATTTCAATATACGATCCTCATCAGGACGTGGGTATTCGATTGTTTTAACGCTTCCCTATAACCGAGCATTAGATGGTGTCGTGCTGAACGTATTTGACAATCCAATCAAAACTCGTTCTTCTCCAACTCTATGGATTAAAGGAGAACCCGATATATCAGGGAAAGGCAATATATATCACCCCGGTTCACTCAATTCTGAAATGGGATTTAACCCTATCAAAGAAATATATTGTAAACGAGGTGGATTTATACAGTTCATATGTGTCAATGGAAATTGGATGGTAACAAGTAATATGATGCCTGAATCCCAAATTACCCAATAATAATTTTTTCACCTAAAATAATACCTATTAGGTACTATTTATTACCTTTGTTGAAAATTAAATTCATTATGGAACAGAAGATTGAAAAAGGAATCGGGTGGCTTGAAAAGCTACTCAAAATGGAGGAGAAGTACGGATTTTTCCGTTTTCTGCGGGTGCTCCTGCTTTTACTCCTCACGGGATTTGTAATCCTCACAATCACCAATCCGCGCTATGTGCTGGATAAAGTCGAATCAATCCAAGTAGAGCACCATGATGAATCGGTAGCCAAGCGCATTCAGGTAGATGTGGATATTCGTCTGATGCTGCGCAAACTCTTATATGCGCTCGATGCCGACCGTACATGGCTCATAGAGCTGCACAATGGGAGCAAAAACCTATCATCAGGATTACCGTTCCTATACGGCGATATGCGAATCGAAGAGGTCGCCGACAGCATCAATAACGTCGATGACGAATATACCGATTTTCAGCTATCGAAATACCCTTTTATCGGGAAAGTCTTTGACGACGGATTTTATTGGGGAGCTATCGAAACGATCAAGGAGATCGACGAACGAATGTATTTCAAGTTCAAGTCGAATAACGTGAACGAGGTCGCCATTCTCGCCCTATATGCAGGAGAAAAGCCGCTCGGAGCAATCGGCATATCATTTTGCGGACAAAAACAGATGGACGCCTCCGCTGTCGGCAAGGCTATTCGCAAGTGCGGTATTCAGGTAGCAACCCTATTATCCAACTAACATCACAACATCATGGAAACTATCAAAAAGATTCTGACCGCCATCTTGAAATGGCTGGGGAGTATTCCATCCGACAAACTCCTGCACCTCATTGCGGGTGCGGTAATCGCAGCCTTTTTCGCCCTTGTCATTCCCTATACGGCTGAAATATGCGTCTTATTCGCCGCCATCGCAGGGGTGGCAAAAGAGGCTTTCGACCAATACCGCTACAAAGGATGGGATTGGCTTGACTTGGCCTATACAATGGCCGGAGGTTTCATCATTCAAATTTTCGCGTGGCTATGAAACTACTTTTGAAACGCATCGCATTGAAGCCGACCTATACCATCGGCTGGCTCTACATCGACGGGCAAAAGGTCTGCGACACCATCGAAGATGCCGTGCGAGACCTGAACAAAAACGGGCGGTTCGACAATGGCGAAAAGAAAGTTTACGCCAAAACCGCTATCCCCTACGGGACATACGACATCACGCTGAAAGTCCAATCCCCGAAGTATAAGGATCGGGCGCAGTACAAATTCTGCGACGGCTACCTGCCTCGGCTGCTCAATGTGCCGGAGTTCGACGGCATCCTGATCCATATCGGCAATACCGCCGAGGATAGCGCGGGGTGCATATTGGTCGGCGAAAACAAGGAGGTCGGCAAGGTGCTGAACTCGACGGCGACATTCCGACGGGTCTATGACATGCTCAAAACGGCCTCCGACCGGGGCGAACCAATCCAAATCGAAATCGT